ATGCCATCGAGAGGCGCCGCGCGGGGGGTCGGGGTCATACCCCCAGGGGGTGCCTGGTCGGCCCGGTCAGGGCGTCCAGACTCGCTCGGTCACGAAGGTGACGCCGCCCGAGAACACCTCGGGCAGGCTGTCGCTCTTGTCGCGGTTGCACTTGCGATGGGCCGCCGCGATGTTGTCGAGCGTGTCCGTGCCGCCGCGTGCGAGCGGCGTTATGTGGTCGATCTGAAACGACAGTTCGTGATCGTGAGGCAGGTCGTAGTCGATGGGCAGGCCGCACAGGTGGCAGTCGTCGCCTCGACGCTTGATGACACGCCGAAAGCGATCACGCCGCGCTGTGTTGCGGCCCTCGCTCATGTCAGAACGAGAACCCCTCGTATGCAACGGGCTTGCTCGCATCGGCCCGCCTGCGTGGCTTGCTCGCAGCAGCAGCCTCGGCGTCAAGGGGCTGGTACTGCACGGGTGCACCAGCAGGGGCAGGCATCAGGTTGCTGTGCTGCACAGGGGCCTGCTGTACGGGGGCCTGCACAGGGGCCTCCTGTACGGGGGCCTGTGTGGGCACCTCCTGCACAGGGGCCTCGGTGGGGGCCGCCTGCACGGGGGCCTGCTGCACGGGGGCCTGTACGGGCTCCTGCGGGACGATCTCGGCAGGCACGTCTACAGGCAGCCCTGCACGGCCCGGCACGCCCTGCGGCGTCTCAGGGGCCGCAGTGACAGCAGGCGCAGCCAACCTCGACAGGGCCTCGGCTACGGCCAGGTCAGACTTGGCCGCCGCAGCCTCGGCGCTTTCCACGATTCCGTTGCGCTCCAATACCATTGCGGTCTACTCCTCAGAGTTTGATCGGGAAGGGCAGCGCGTTGAATCCGCGCCTGATCAGGTCGACGACCTCGTCGTCGAGGTGGCTCAGATCGGGCAGCTTGTCGAGCAGCTTCTCGCCGAACTTGTCGAGGAACTCGTCGACCTTGGGCTCGATGATCTCGGCGAGCTTGTCGGCGAGCACCGGGGCGATAATCGCCGCGGCCGGGGCGAGAATCTTGCCGATCGTTTCGGGCTTCATGCGTGCAGATCTCCTCGGTTCGTCGGTCTAGTTGGTTGGACGTTTGAGCCCGCCGCCGGATCGCTCGACCTCGATCGCGTGCGCCTGCGGCTTGCGTGCGGGTGACCAGCCACGCAGCGAGGCCGCGACGGTAATCGCGTATGGCGTAACGCCAGAGTCGGGATCACGGCGACGGGCTAGGCGCAGACACTCGCGCGCTCTTAGGGCGCCTGTAGCGCCGCGCAGCGAGTCGGAATGCGCCAGCTATGGAAACGGCCCCATGCCACCCGATCGGGGCAGCCGGGGCCGTTTTGGGCACAGTTGTGCTGTTGCGTCGGAGAGTCTAAAAGCGCGCGGCGTCAATCGCGTTCACTGCTCGCAGGAATGAACCGACCGCAGAAACGACGAAACCCCCGCCGTAGCGGGGGCTTGTCGAGGGCCTGGTCGTCAGGCCGCCGCGGGCTCGACGACCTCGACCTTGACGCGCTGCAGAAGGGTCTGCGTCTGACCCTTGTACTCGCCGTAACCCTTGACGGTGCCGGTCACCTTGACCATGTCGCCGCGGTCGAGGCCGAACAGGTCGCGCGAGGTGCCCATCGCCTTGAGCACGCGGCCGTCGGCGAGCTTGAAAACGACGATCTTCACGTACTCGGTGCCGTACCCGGCGTACTTGTCGCGCTCAAACCCGGCCGAAACGACGACCTCGGCGTCGAGGTTGCGCAGGCGCTCGCCGACCTCGCCAACCGTGTTGTTGTTCATCGCGGCGAGGCGGGCCTCGCGGCGGGCCTGCTCGGCGTGCGCGGCGTCCCATGCCTCGGCCAGCTCGCGCGCCATGTTCTCGCGGGCAATGTTGGCGTGGTACTCGGCGATTGCGTCGCCGTGCTCGGCGAACAGGGCGGCCTCGCGGGCGGCCTTGCGGGCGGTCGAAACGGCCTGCGAACGCTCAACCTTGCCGGTGCCAAAGCAGCCGTAGCAGGTGCCCTCGCACACGCCAAAGCTGTTCACCCAGCGGTACAGGCCCGAGCCACCGCAGCGGCCGCAATCTTCCAGCCACTCGATCCGATCGGTGCCGAGCTTGCCGGGGTGCGGGTCGACGTATCCGACGACGTCGAACTTCATTCCCTGGTAAGTGACCTTGACGCTCATTCGGGGCTCCTATCCCTCGCTGTTGATAGGTCAACACTAACACACTGTGTTGAGGTGTCAACACTCAATTTCGTGTGTCGGTTACGCTGTTCGGGCGGCCCCACTTTGGGGGGTTGAGGCCGCGAGCAGAACGCCCCGGCGCTACCTATCCGGCGCCGGGGCGTTCGTGCGTCAGCGGGGCGCTCAGGCCGTCAGAGACGGGCGCATGTGCAGCAGCGCCGCGAGGTACGAGCCGGTGTCGTCGTACACGCGCTCAAACTCGGGCTCCTCGTCGAGCGTGATCTTGCCCGCGCGGCGCTCGATCTCGTCGAAGATCCACGCGCGCACCATGCGCTGCTCGGCGGTCGCCCCGGTCGCGGCTTCCATCACCATTGCGGCCGTGAGCAACGCGGGCGTGGCGGTCTTGGCGAGAAGGGCCTTCTTGCGGGCCTCGGCGGTCTGTGCGGTCATGTTGGGCTCCTATCCCTGGTGTTGGTTGGTTGACGTCTCAGCGGTCGTCAGGCGGCCGGGAAGGTGTACAGGCACACGCCCGTGTAGTTGGGGCCGGTGTAGCGCGACGTCGCCCCGGCGGCCTCGATCAGCCGGTACACCTGCACGTAGCTGCCGAACGCAACGCGCTTGCGGGCGAGGGCGTACTGCTGCTGCAGCACCTCGGCGATTTGATCCATTGTGACCGTCTCACCTGCGAACACGGCGAGCAGCGCCTCGGCGGTCGTCTCGGCAATCTTGCTGGCTGGCTTCTGCATTTTGGGCTCCTATCCCGTTGTTGATACCTCAACACTAGTCGACTCCTGTTGAGGTGTCAACACGTAGCGAGGCCCCCGCCGGAACTCGACGAGGGCCTCGCTGCGCCGGGGCGCTACGCCTTGGGCGCCTTGTGCTTGCGCATCTTGCCGATTGACGAGATGGTGACGCGCTCGCCGCAGTGCGTGCACACGCCGTAGTTGCCCGAGCAGTAGCCGGTGCGGGCCGTCTCGCGCGGGTAGTCCCAGGTGCCCGAGCCTGCGCACTGGTCGGCCGGGGCCGCCTTGCCGATCGTCCACTCGACCGGCGCCGACGGGAAGCACTTCGTGCACAGCATGGCGCCGTGCTCGGCGACGGCGTCGGCCTCAGTCTCGCCCGACAGGTTGGGCAGCCAGCCGATACGGGTCGTGATCCGCAGCGACGAGCAGTGCCGCGAGCGGTGAATGTGCCCGCCGGGCACCAGGAAGAACCGCAGCCATCCGCGGTAGCGGGCGGCCTCGTGAGCGTCGATCGCGTCGCTTGCGGCCTGCTTGGCGGCCACCGCAGCCGGGTACGCCTCGACCGCAGCCGCGTACACGTCGCGGTTGTACTTGACGATCGACTCGTCGGCCGCGCGGGCGGTCGCCGCGTCGAGGGCCGTCTCATGGCTCATCTTCCAGTACCCGCCATAGCTCTTGTTGTCGTTGGCGGCGTGGTGCAGCTTGTCGGCGGCACGCTCCCACGCGGTGTAGGCGTCAAACCAGGCGTTCGTCAGCGTGGCGAGGATCTCGTCGGCGGCCTTGGCGTCGGCCTTGTCGAGCGCCGCGGCCTCGTCGCCGTACACGGTCGACATGCTGCTACCGACGTTCGCGCGGTTGAACTCGCGGGCCGCGGCCTCGTCGTCGAACACGCGGGTTTCGTCGGCCGTCTCGACGACGTAGACCTTGATCTCGGCGGTTGCGGTGCTGGTGTTCATTGTGGGCTCCTATCCCGTTGTTGATACCTCAACAGTAGTCGACTCCTGTTGAGGTGTCAACACGTACGCGCGGGCAATTTCGGCAGACACGAAAACGCCCCGCCGTGGCGGCCCGGCGGGGCGTTTCGCTGGGGTCATCGAACCTCGATCTCCTGGTGTCCGGTCTTGGCTTCGTGCTGGTCGGCCAACTGGCACGCGGTGTCGTGCCGGTCGGTGCTCTTGAACCATCCGCAGGTGTTGCAATCTGCGGCGGCCATCAGGCGGCAATCCCGTTGATCTTGTCGAGGCGGTTTGCCTCGCGCAGGATGCGTACCTTTGCCATCTCGGCCGCGTCGAGGTGCCACCAGATTGCGTGTTCCTCGGGCGACTCGTCGCCGTAGAGCTTGCGCGCGTCGAGCCATGCCTCGGTGAGTTCGTTCAGCCGCGGCTGCAGCTTGGCGAGATCTCGGGCAAGCTCCTCGTACGTGAACGACGAGCGCATCGGGCCGAATCGGGAGACGTGAAGTGCAGACATGTTGGGCTCCTATCCCGTTATCACTGTTGAGTTTTCAAATCGCCGGGGGCTTGGCGGCCCCTGTTGATAGCTCAACACTAGACCATGCCTGTTGAGGTGTCAACACAGCAGAACGCCCCGCGAGTCGAGGTGCCCGCGGGGCGTTTGCTGACTTTCCGGCCGAAACTCGTCTACCTGCGGCGACGCGCTCGCCGGCATGCCTCGCCGGCGTTAGCTGGTCAGAACGGTGGCGGCAGGCTCACGCGCTGCAGCCGGTACACCTCGACTGGCCGCGGGGCGCCAAGACTGCTGTAGTACAGCGCCTCGGCCAGCGCCTCGGACACCTCGACGCCGTCGTCGAGGTACGCCGCCTCGATCACGCAGCCCCGCAGCGCCATGCCGACATTGCGCTCAGACACCAGCACAACACCCTTGAGGGGCGCCAACCGCTGCGCCAGGCGCCGCGCATCCTCGACCCGGCGCCCAACAACCGCGACGCTCATCGCTTCGCAGCCTTCGCCGTGAACACGAACAGGATCACGCCGTCATCCTCGCCGCCCAACTGCGCCGCAGCGTCGACAGCGCCCTTGTGCACGCTCGGGCCGCCGCGGCGTGCAGCCTTGAGGCTCCCCCGCCATGCGAGCGTGACCTCGGCCGCCGCGTATCCCTCGCCGTCGCACATGCGGGCCAGCACCCGAGCGGCGTCGGCCGTCAACTGCTCGACCGCATGCGGTGCGCGGCACAGGTACTCGCGCGTAACCGGGAAGATCGTCAGGCACTCGTCGCCGGGCTTGACCTTGCTCGCGCTCACTTGCGCACCTCCTGCACATCGACGGCCGGGGCCGCAGCGATCGCCTGCCACAACGACAGACGCATATCGGGGTCGCCCACGTACCCGCCAAGCGAGGCCGCCGCAGCCGCGTACCTATCGGGGCCGCCGTCGGCCGTCGGCTGCGCAGCCGCTTGCGCCTCGGCGAGGCTGCCGCGGAACCGCTCGCGGATCTCCTCGGCGACCAGGCCCTCGGCGACGCACAACTGCCGCAGACGCTCAGCGGCAAGCTCGCTCAGAATCTCGTCGATCGACCCGCGGAAGTTGCGCGCGGCGTAATCGGTGAACGGCACGACACACATAACCGTCTGCCCGACCTTGGCGCCGATCGCAGCGACCCACCGCGGCCCCGCGAGGTACGGGCTGCGAAAGATCCGGTACGTGACGACCCGGCGGCGCTGCTGGTCGCGCTCAAGCCACGACAGCGCGTCGTCGACCGTCTGCCCGGCGGGCTGCTCGACGTCGTCGGCGAGGTAACACACGTCGAGCCGATCCCAGCGGGCCGCGTCGTCGTCGATCGTCTGCACACGGCCGCGCAGCGGGCCGTCGAGGAATGCAACCTCACGCGCCATTGCGCACCACCGCCCACACGAACGCAGCGGTACGCCGCAGCCACGCACGCCACGACTCAGGCCGCCCGGCCGGGATGATCTGTACGAGGTTGTACTCGGCGTCCCAGAGGCGAATCAGCGGCCCGCGCGTGCGGCCCCAGCGCCTCGCACGCAGCACCCGCCAACGGCCCGCCACAGCGGCGCCCAGGCGGTCGAAACACGCAGCGATAGCGAGAAACAGCACGCGCAGGAACACGCGCCCGGCGTCGAGCAGATCCTCGGCCGCGGTGCGCAGCGTCGGCGGCGCCGGGGTCAGGTTGATGCCGAGCAGCGGGCCAAGCTGCCCGAGCGCCCGGTCGATCGAAAACTGCAGCGTTTGCAACGGATCTCGGCGCTGCGCCTGCAGCGGCCACTCGTCTGTGTAGAGCACGCCGTCGATCTCCACGCTGGCGATCGAGTGCCCTTTACGGTCGGTCAAACCGGGCTCCTATCCCTATTCAGTTGTGTCGAGCAGCACCAACGGTCGCACGCAGAAACGCCCCCGACCGATCACTCAGCCGAGGGCGTGTCGCCTTGCGCGTCAAGCAGGTTCGGGTCTGTCGAACTCCTCGCACCACATCAGCAGGAACTCGCGCGCCGGGCGAGGCGAACCGGCGGCCACCGCCGCGTCGAACAGCACCAGGAGGTGCACCAGGTACGCGGCCTCGTACTCGTCGTCAGCGTCGACAACGCGCGTCGTGATCTTGCGGCGCTGCCGGGCGACGTTCATACCCGGCGATACGGTCAGCATCGGTCGCGGTGCTCACGGTGCCGGTAGCACGGCGCCGCGGTGCAGCGGGACAACTCGACCAGCCGGGCGCCCTCGGGCGTCAGTTCCCAATCACCTCGACAGCCGCAGTCGCAGCCCGTCGCCAACCCTCGCCCGGCGACCCGCCGGAACTTGGCGAGCACCAGGCGCCACGGCACGCCCGGCACAGCGTCGGACGGCACCGGGGCGTCGGGCGCCAGGCCGCCGAGGATGCGCGTCACGTCGGTGCGCATCGCAACGCCGTACATCACGCGCTGCGCCTCGTCGATCGCGCGCAGCATCCGCACGTCTGAAATGTCGCGGGCGTGTTGGTAGTTCGGCGACCGGCGCAGCGCGTCGACGTCGTGACAGTTGACCGCCCACACCTTGCCGCCGTTGCCGTCAGGGATGCGCACGCCGCGCAACTGCCCGCGGCCGATCATTGCGCCCACCTCACGGCGCCGTACGCCGAGCAGCTTCGCCGCGCGGCCCTGGTGATACCAGCCGCCCGCCGGGGGCGTCTCAGCGGTCACCACAGGACGCCCGTCGCCTCGATCGCAGCGCGGGCCTCGTCGAGCGCAGCCATGCGCAGCCGCAGCGCCTCGCGGCGTGTGGGGCCGCCCTCGCCGTCGCCGACGCAACCGCTGCAGTCGCCGCCGCACGTGCCCTCACGGTGCACCCCGCCCGTCTGGCGATCCTCGTCGCACGCGGTGCAGGCGCCGGGGCCGCCGCACAGGACAGCAGTCGCCGACAGCGTGTGCACGACGACGTGCGGGCCGCAGCCGTAATCGGGGTGAGCGAGCGACGCCTGCGACGTCCAACCCCACTGCGACAGATCGCAGCCCGCAGGCCGCACGGGTCGAAACCACGCGCGGCCGTCGGCGCCGACTCGGGCCGGGTACAACTCGGCGACACTCACGCGCCCACCGCCTGCGCCTCGATCGCGGGCTGCTCCTGCGCAGTGTGGTGCTCAAGGATGCGCACCACGGTGCTGTACCCGACGCCGAGCTTGCGGGCGATCATGCTCGGGGCCGTGCCCTCGGCGTGCTCGGCGAGCACCTCGGCGACCTTGCCGCGGTCGATCCGCGTCACGCCCTCCGACACGATCCGCTCGGCCGCGACAGCGTGCACGCCGAACAGTTGCGGGTCAGTCGACGGCTCGACGTCGATCGCCGCCAACTGCACGCCCTGCGCGGGCACCGGCTGCGCAGCACGCGCGGCAGGCTGTGCGGGCTCCTGCGCGGCGTGCGCAGCAGCGTGCACGTCGGTGTGCACGTGTGCACGGTCAGCCCACGCGCTCGCGCGCTCCTGCGCGACGTCGGCGAGCGTGAACGCAGCGGGCTGCTCGTCGACGCGCACCTCGGCGCGCTCGCTGCTCGACAGCGCCAGCAAGGCGATCGTCGACCCGGTGATCGAGAGGTCGATCACGACCGGGACCAGCCACGCGATAACCGGCGCAATGCCGCCCCACCCGATCGCCAACTCGCGCAGCGATGCGAACGACAGCGCGAACGCCGACGAGGCCACCGCGACGGTGATCCACAGCGACGCAGCGTATGCGCCGCCGATGATGCGCGACTGCACCAGCTTGTGCACGCCATGCGTAGCGCCGAGCAGCGCGATCGGTGCGACCGCTGCGAGGGCCGCCGCGACGACCGGGTTACCGGCGTGCGTGTTCAGCAGCGCATGCGTGACGTTGCCCAGGATCGAGGCCGCGACACCAGCGGCGAGCCAGCCGCGAAAGAACCGCGTCGCCTGCTCGCGCGGCGTCCGGTCGCCGTGCCTGCTCGGGGCGCTCACTTGGCGACCTCGGTCGACACGCGCACGGTGCTGGCGATCGCGGCGAGGCTGCGGCCCCGGCCGAACGAGGCAGAGACGACGAACCGGCCGAAACGGGCCGCGACGTCGCAGCGGTTGCCGCGCACGTACCACGCGGTACCCGCCGCGGTCGTGCCGCTGAGGTCGAGGTCAAACGTGTTCATTGGTTGGGCTCCTATCCCGTTGTGCTGCTGTTCGATTGTGGAGGGGGCGAGGGCGCCCCGGCGATCACTGACAAGCGACTCGCCGGGGCTCCGGAAATCAGGACTCGATGCGGTCGTGAACCGGCAGCAGCGCAACGCACTTCGGGCCGCCGAACTCGCGCTCGATCAACTCGCCGAAACGCGAATCGCCGCCCGCGTGGTTGCCGCCGCACTGCAGCCACTTGCCCGCGAGGAACTCGCCGACCGGCACCAGGTGCGGCAGCGCGCCGCGCAGGTTCGACTCGACCATCACGACGGCCGGGGCGTCGTCGGCGACCGGGAACGCCTGCGACTGCCGAGGCAGCGGGCGAACGTCCTTCTCGCCGGGCTTGACGTACCCGACGAGGGTCAGCTTGCGGGCCGACGACACGCCGCCGAGCGTGAAGTCGCCGAGCGGGTGCCGGTAGATGTTCAGCGGCAGGCCCTGCGGCAGGTTGTTGAGATCAATCATGTTGGGCTCCTATCCCGTAGCGCCCCGGCGGGGCGTCTGTTGACTATTCAACACTAGACCTGTTGCGGTGTCAACAGGAAACGAGAAACGCCCCCGGCCGCGTGGGCTCGGGGGCGTCTCGTCGAGGTCAGCGCCGCGACCACTCGATCGGGCTGCCGCCGCGGGTGCACTTGCAGCGCCACCCGTGCATGTTCTTGGGCTGCCGGTACCGGGCGAACTCCTTGCCGTGCCCGCAGCGGCCGACCCACGGCGACGTCTCATCGAGGTGCTCAAAGCAACGCTGACCGTTGCCGCCGAGGCTGCGGTGCTTGGCGGCCCACACGGCGTCATGCCCGTGCGAGTGACCCACCAGGGCGTGCGCGATCTCATGCGTGATCGTCTGCCACGTGTCGGCGTACGAACGCTGCGCCATCAGCGGCTTTGACAGGCCGATCTGCTTCGGGCCGTACTTGCACACGCCCGCCCGGCGCCGCGCGTTGTCGAACGTCACCGACCACCCGACGAGGCCGTGCTCGGCGATCAACGCCTGCGCGATCTTGCGGGCCTCGGCCATGCTCATGTGCGCAGGCGTGACCGGCGCCGCCGGGCGTGCGACCGGCCGCGAGATCACCGCAGGTGCAGGCGAAAACGTCAACTGCTCGCCCAGGCCGTCGAAAGCGATCTGCGCGGTGCAGGTGCGGGGCTTGCTCATTCGGGGCTCCTATCCCTTGGTTGTGGCTCCTGTTGACTACTCAACACCATGACTGTTGAGATGTCAACACGAAAACGAGAAACGCCCCGATTCCGTTGCCAGCGGAACCGAGGCGTTACCCGAACGGGCGCTAGTCGCGCGCCATGTGCGCCAGCATGCCCGGCGAGAACGTCGACCGCCGCCGCGTGCGATCGAGGCGCACGTGCACGACGTCGCGGCCGACCTTGACCACCTCGCCGTACCGCTCGCCGCGTAGAAACGTGACCGTGCCGGGGTGAGTCGCCACGCGGGCGCCGACCGTGAACTCGTCGACGGCCTCGCCGTAAACGTGAGTGTTGTGCATGAGAACCCCTTTCGGGACGAGGGGCGCCCCCTGGTGAGGCGCCCCGTGGGCAGGTCAGCGTGCGGCGTACTTGCGCCATGCACCGTTACCGGCGCCGACGACGAACATCTCGCGGTTGTCGAGCCAGGACAGCACCGCCGCGGCGTCGATCGTCGAGCACTTCACACCGCGGGCAACCCTGCTCGGCGCATGCAGGCCGGGGTGCGAGGTCAGCCAAGCGTCGATCTTGCCGACGAGTTGGTTGCCGTAGCTGGTCAGCGCGCTGTAGGACCGCTGACCCTTGACAACCTCGATCGGGCTTGTGGTGTCGATTACTTCGCTCATTGTGGGCTCCTATCCCCTCGCTGTTGATACCTCAACACTAAACCATGACTGTTGAGGTGTCAACACATGAGAGAAGCGCCCCCAACCTCGCAGGTCAGGGGCGCCTCGTCGTCGAGGTCAGGCCGCGGCGTTCGCCCGCGTACGGTTCAAACGGTGCACCGTGCGGATGCGCTCGGGGTAGAAGCTGCGCCACTGCTCATGCCCGGCCGGGCCGCCGATGAAATCGCACACGATCCTGCCGCCGCTGGTGCGCGCGGCGCTCTTGAACCGGAACCGGCCACGCTCACCCTTGATCGACACCTCGGTGCCAGGCTCCAACACCCGGCCGTTGACGACGACCTCGGGCTGCTCGACGACCGGCGCCGACGGCCGAAACACCCTGGTGCGCTTCACGACACGCCCTCGTCGAGGTGACCGGGCTCGTCGGGCAGAACCGTGTCAGGCGTCACGACGTACGTCTCGACGCCGTCAGAGGTGCGCTCTTGGAAGTACCCGCCCGACGTCGTGCACGTCACGCTGTACGTGCCCGAGCACGTCGTGCGCAGCGGCACGCGGTGCGCAGGCACGAAGAACTCGCGGGCACGCTCCCACGACCCGTCAGGCCGGATCGGGCCGTCACAGATCGCCCGGCGACTGCTGGCAAGGAAACCCCACAGGTCGACCTTGCAGCCGGGCTCGTACTCGTCGGCGTGCGCCTGCGGGGCATGCAGCACGGCCGCCGCAGCGACCGCGCCAAACGAGGCGAGCATCGCAGCCCGCCGTAAACCTGTTTTCTGCGAATGCATTTCGTGGGCTCCTATCCCGTGAACTGTTGAGACGTCAGCAAGCTAGCACGCGGCTGTTGCGTCGTCAACAGATTGCGGCGTGTCGGTCTTGCGGGGTCGGCCACGCTTACGGCGCCCGGCGGCCAGGCGCTCAGCCTCGGCGGCGTCGCGGGCGCCCAACGCGGCGACAACATCGCTGTAGGCGTACACAGGCGTAGCGACCGCAGACGGCGCAGGATCGTCGACCAGCTTGCCGTCAGCGAGGCGATACGCCCGGCACGGCACCTCACACGCAACCAGCCGGTAGAACGTGCTGCGCGGCACATCGCGGCCAATCCACTTGAGCAGCCGCCACATTTCGGCCTGCGACCGCAGCGTCTCGTCGACACGCGACAGCATCCACGCCTGCAACTCGGCGACGTCCCACGTGCTCTTGCAGCGACGGCACACCACCTCGACGTCACCCTGACGGCAGTACATACGCGCCCCGCACTCGGCGGGCTCGGTGTAGTCGTCGACCGGCGGCAGCAGCGACGCACACAGGCCGACGTACTGCAGATCCGGCGGCAAGTCGATCGCCGTCTCGCACTCGCCGCGCAGGCGCCGCACCTCGGCGAGCATCTCGACGGCGTTCTCAGCGCGCATCAGGGCGCCGATCTCGCCTGCGAGCCTGCGGGCGCAATCGTCACCCGACGGCACCGGCTCGCTGTACGTCGGGATGACAGCGAGGTACCAACGGGTCAGCGTCGCGCGGCACTCAAGCAGCAGCTTGCTCGCGCGCTCATTCAGCGGCAGGCTCGGCAGCTTCTCGCCCGTCGACACCTTCGCCGACTCGCGGCCGAGCTTCGCCTCGCCGTACGCCGACTCGGCGAGACGCGCCAAGTACCAAGGCAACTCGGCGAGCCCGGCGCGCAGCACCTTGCCGCACGGCCAGCACAGCGTCATGCTCGCCGCGCCCTTGCAGTTCTGGCACTCAGCCACGTGCAGCCCCCTCGACGTCGAACTCGGTCGGATTGGCGGGCCGCGGCGACCCGTAGTACGAGATCCCGGCACCCTGCGGGCAAACGCCGGCAAAATCCTCGAGCACCCCCGGTGACCTGCGCGGATCGCCGAAACTTACGGAATCCGGCAAACTCACGCGGGCGCCACCTCGGTGAACGGCGCATACCGCGGCGACGGCGTACCGCCCTCACCCGTCGGGCAGTCGATCCAACCCTCGACGTCGTCGCTGTGCTCCCACGGCTGCGGATCACACGGGAGGTACTGCCACAGGTTGCGCAGGAAACACCAGCGCCAACGATCGCCGTCAACGTCGAGCCACTCACTCGACCGCTCACGCACACCCAGCGTCGACACCTTGCGCGGCCGGGGCCGCTTCACAGGCAGCGCGACGACGACACGCGGCGCGGCAAGCTCGCCCGTCACCTCGGCGGCCTTGAGGCGCATCGCGTTGACCGCAGCGAGGCCCGCGCGGATCGCCTGCACAGGCGTATGCGACGGGTGCATGATCCGGCTGCGCACCGTGTCGGCGAGCACCTGCACCTCGTCGACGGAAAGCTCAATCAGTTCAGGCATTCTCGGCCCGCCACGCCTCGATCGCGGCGTCGCCCCAGCCCGGCGACGACACACGGATATGCACACCAGGCTGCTGCGAGATCTCGGCCAGCACCTTGCGGCGGTGCGTCTCGACGACCTGCGAATCGTCGAGCCAGCAGACGTCAGTCAGGCCGTCGTTGACCGCGCGCTCTAGCTTGTCGGCGTCGGGTCGCTTGACCGCGGGCGGCGTGTAGCTCTTAGGCGTGCCCGACGGCCGCGGCATGACGAACGTCAGCGACGTGACGACCGGGTACTTGCGATCGAGCACCGGCAGCCCGGCGGCCATCATCGCGTCAGCCGCAGCGAGCGCGATACGAGCGCGCCACGGCCCGACCTCGGCGCTCGACTCGACGAGGATCGCCTTGCCGCGCGACTGACCCGGCGCAGCCTTTGCAAACCCCTTGAAATCCTTGCTGCCCTGCGGTGCAGGCTTGCCCGGCACGAACATGCGCAACTGCCTGCCGCCGTTACGTTCGTGCGTCACACGGGCACTCAGCGCCGCGTACAGCACGTCGTACTGCTCGGCGGGCACCATGTCGAGCAGAAGCTCGGCGGCCTGCTCGCGGGCGTACTGGTCGACAGCCGCGGCGAGCGCCTGCGGATCTTGCCCGATCGGCCCGGCGACATTCAGCCCCAGGTCGAGAGTCTGGTCGGTCACACCTAGCTCCCTATTCAGTTGTGTGTCCAGCATTTTCGCGGCCCGTCGGCTCATTCCGGCCGGTCAGCGCCCCGATCGAACCGCGCGGCCCCCGCTAGGCCCCGTGATGTTTGCTGCAGCGGGGCCTGTCTACAGATCTACAGATCTCTCCATATGAGCGGCACACACGGCCCCGACCCGACAGCGACCAGGCGAAACGGTGAAAATCTCGTATAAGAGTCGTCAACTTGAAAACATCTGTAGATCTGTAGACAACGCTCTTAAAAGAGTCTTTTACCTGCGGAAACGCTAGAACAGATTGCGTCTCTCGATCTGTGCCAATCTGTTCTATCTGTAGACACTTGGCACGCTTTTGGCACAGATCTGTGCCGTTAGCTAGCTGCGAGGGCCGCCGCATGTCAGCGGAACCCGACGCCGAACTCGTTCGACAGATCCCAACCAGGCTGCAGCGCCAGACCCGCATAGACCCGCGACCCGCGCACAGGCATCGACCGCACCCCGAACCGCGCCGACAACTCGCGGCCGAGCTTCACCTGCGAAACCATCGCGTCCTCGCCGTTGGTCATCGCCCACCGCTGATACGCCTTGAGCACCAGCGCAGGACTCGCCCCGCCCCCGCCCGGCGCCCCGGTCGTCAACACGCAGCACTCGGCGATAAACCGCCCGAGAGCGTCCTCCTGCTCGCTGTACTCCTTCGTGGCATCGAGCACCGAGGCAGGCTCGCGGAGGCCCTCAGCGGCGATCTGACGGGCTCCTGCCACGATCCAGGCGAGGATTGCGGCGCCCTCCTCGGCGACCAGTTCAGCGGCGAGGTTGGGATTGCGCTGCTCCGGCGGGACCGTGTGCAGGAACGGGATAAGGCGCAGCCGCCGCCAGAACGACGTACCGCCCGCGGATACCTGCGGCTGGTGGTTGCCCATCAGGAACAGCGTGTGAGACGGCACAAAGTCGAAATAGTCCTGCCGCATGTAGCGGCCCGACAGAACGTCGCCGCCGGTCAGCACCTTGACCTTGGCCTCGTCAAACTTGCTCTCTGCGTTGATCTCCGAGCAGACGACCATGCGGGCGCCGTGCAGCCGGGCGATCTCCGTCTCGTGCCGGTCGCGGCCCGCAAGCAGGAAGTTCGCCGGGGCTGTGATCGCGTAGTCGCCCAGCACCGTGCTGAGCACGTCCATGAGCACGCTCTTGCCGTTCGACCCGCCACCGAACAGGAACGGCAGCACGTGGTGCGTCACCTTGCCGATCGCTGCGAGCCCGGCGAGGCGCTGCACATAGCTGATCAGCTCTACGTCATCGCCGAACGTGCCGCCGAGGAACTTCGCCCACTTCGGTGCCACCGCGGCCGGGTTGTATCCGGCGCCGGTGATCTTGGTATGCCAGCCGGTCGGCGTGTGCTGCAGCAGGTGCCCGGTCGCGAGGTCGACGACGCCGCTCGGCGTGTTCAACTCGTACGGCTCGGCGTCGAGGTCGGCCAGGCGCACGCGCATCTTCGGCTGCGCCTTGGCGAGCGCGACCATGTTCTCAAGGCCCTTGCGCGACAGGCTGCGCATGCGGTGCTGAATCAGGTCGCGCGGGCTGTCGTCGTCGATACGGATTGCCTCGACGACCTTGCGCGCGGCGACCAGGGCCTCGCCGTTGTCGGTGCCGTGCTGCCAGCGGTCGCCCGCCCACGTCAGCCACTTGCCCGTGTCGGGGCAGTACCGCAGCCGGTCGCCGTACGCCTCGACGAGCAGGTCAGCGTTGCCAGTCTCGGTCAGCGTCACGGCCGGGGCAACAGCATTGCGCCGCTCGTTTATGTCCACTACCTGCGCTAATGCGCCGTCCGAGCTAACGCCGGCATCAGGTGCCGGTGCCGTTTGCTGCGGCTGCTGCGGCTCGTCGTGCACCAGGTCGAGCGTGATCTCGCGCGGCGCGACTCGGTCGATCAGGTGCACGTGCTTGCCGTACTCGGTCGCAAGCTCGGCGTCGGGCTTGGCGGCGACCTGCATCTCGGCCCAGCGGAATGCGTTCGGGATCTCAAAGCCGGGCACGTCGCGGCCGGTACGCGCGCACTCCTCAGTGAACCGCCGTTTGATCATGTCCTCGGCCGCCGCGAACTCGTCGGCCGTCAGGCAGCCGTTGCGCAGCGCCGCCATGAGTCGCACGGTCACCTTGACGAGCCACGGGTGCCGCTCGGTGATCGGCTCCTCGGCCCACGCCTTGATCGTCGGCGCGAAATACTCACACGTGCCGACGGCGAACTTCCACGCCTCGGGCCGACTGACGATCTCCTGCGAGGTGCGCCGGTCGCCCTCGTACTCGGCGACGCCGTGCTCGTCGAGCCGGTCGCGCAATTCGTCAAGTGACAAAGGGGCGCCCGTGTCTGCCTCGATCGTGACGGGCTTCGGCTCGGCCTCATCCTTGAGGTTGAAGCTGCCGGGCACGCGCAGCACGCGGGCGAGGTCATACACGCCGCGGTCGATCTTGGCGCCCAGGCCCTCGGCGACGATGCACGCGAGGCGGCCCCACCGCTTGAGCAGCGCCGCGCACTCGGCGCGCAGGGCAGCACTCGCGGCGGCCATGTCCTCGGCGCCCTCGGCCTCGATCAGCCCGTCGTCGATCGGCCAATACGGCTGCAGCCCGTTGCCGCTGTACACGACGGCGCTCGGCCGCACGCCGAGGATCGCCGACAGTTCGTCGATCACCTGGTGCGCGTGCGCGAGATCCCTGCAGGCGCCGCCCTTTACGTCGAGGTCGCACCAGATCGCTGCCAGGCGGGTGACGTCCTCGGCCGTGCCCCGGCCCTTCTGCTTGCCGTCCTCGTCGACCGGCCGGGGCTTCGTCGGGTTGACACCAAACCACAGGTGCCGACCGTTGCCGAGCGCCATTGCGAGGCCCTGCAGCGCGTCGCTGTCCTCGGCGTACTCCATGACGGTCGACTGAAACGGGCCGCCGGGCTTCTGGTAGTTGATCGAGACGTGCTCGCCGTCGGCATAGCCGAGCAGTTCCAGCAGGTCAGTAAAGCCGTTCACTCAAACCTCTATTCAGTTGTGGGGGCTGGCATCTCGCGGCAGTCACAGCGTCAGGCCGTTGCCGCCCTCGGCCACCGCGGGCACGTCAAACAGCCCACTGTGTTGCGCCTCGATCGCCGCCCGTGCCGCGGCCTTGTCTGCGGCGGCCTTGAGCTTGGCGCGGTATCGCTTCACGCATGCTTGGCACAGCGCGATCACGTTGTCGTCGGCCTCGTTGCGGTCGTTGCCGTCGAGCGCGACGACGGCGAGGCTCACGACCTTGTCGGCGTCGAACGGCGCCGGGCGGCCGTGCGTGCTGCCGCAGCGGTAGTGAATGCCGAAACGGTGCGACCGGCCGCAGCCGCCCTCGCACTCGCAGCGCATGTCAGCGCGTCGCATGGCAATGCGGTCGAATAGTGCTGCGTTGACGGGCATTACGCGCGGGCCTCGATCGCGGCCTTGATCCGGTCGCGTCGGAAGTCTGACCACAGGTCGCCGGTCAGTGAGTCGTGCACGATCGGCGCCACCTGGTGCCCGGCGGCGACAAACTCGGCCGTCAGCGCCTCGGGCGACTCGTCGAGGCGCACCTCGGTGTACTCGACGCCCTTGCCCTCAAACGCGCGTTTCGTGAGGTTGCATTTCATGCAGGCCGGGCCTGTCGTGTAAATCGTGATCATCGGGGCTCCTATCCCTGGTGTACGAATTGGCTTGAGAGACAAGGCGAGCCGGTGACGTCCCATCGCCACCGGCTCGCCGTACAGGTCAGGCTGCTACTTGAGCATGCCCATGCGCTGCAGCGCCTCGAATGCCTCGGGGGTCACGCCCTCGGGCAGTGCGTCGCCAGCCGGGGCCGCCGCAGCAGCGGGGGCTGCGCCGGGCGCAGGCTTCTTGTAGGTCGCGCTGTACAGCTTCGGCGGGGTCAGGTTGCCCTTCTTCTCGCCGTCGCCGACGTAGGTCACGTTCAGTTCGCCGCCGACGTCGAGGCCCTTCGCCCCGGCCGCGATGACGGCCTTCTGCACGGCCTTGCGCATCTCGCCCTTGACGAACAGGCGACGCAGGCCGTCGTCGTCCTCGATCTCGGGGTCGTTGAGGTCGGTCTGTACGGTGACGACCAGTTGCATGCGCGGGCTGCCGTCTTTCCAGACCAGCGGCTCGTTCGTGTTGAGGTCGGTCTGCTGCCGCTGCTCGGGCTCGGCTGCGATCAGGCCGCCGACGGTGTCGCCGTGACTCTTGAACTTGGCCGATGCCGGGCCGCCGCCGCCGAGGAATCCGTACGAGTCGTTACTCATGTGTTCTGTGTTTCCTTTGTTCAGTTGTGTGTTTCCTGTTGCGCCTGTTCACCTTTCGGCCCGCCCGGCGCCGCGGGGCTTATGTCCCGTCGAAGTAGTCGTGAACCTCGTCGGGGTAATCGCGCTCGTACTCAACCTCGGCGATCCGGCGCTCGCAGTACCCGCACCCGTCGCCCGTGCAGCGATGGCGAGCCATCAGAAGATCAGGAACGTGGTGCCGCCACCCGGCGCGGGCATCGGGATGATGCCGTGCGGGCCGCTGTCGTCAACGCTGCCGCCCGAACTGCCGCCGGTCGACGGATCGCATGCGGTGCCACCGAAAGCGATCAGAACGGCGGCCACAGCCGCGGCAATTCGCTTGAGCATCAGGGGCACTCACCTTTCGGGTGTTCAAGCCAGCACGTCGAGCACACGGGGTGACGTCGTGCGCTGGTCGAGTCCTGCGAGGTGTCCTCGCAATCAACATGTATAAGGGCGCCGTCGCTCATATACGCGACCTCGTCGCCGGGTTGAACCGACGTCGGGCAGGCCCCGCAGCGGCCGTAATAGCGGGCCGTGAACGTCGACCGGGCGCTCACTTCTCGACCTCGCAGGCCGCCAGCATCTCGCGGGCAAGCTCGACCGCCTGCCGGGCGCCGTCGCGTTTCGCGGTGGCCTCGGCAAGCTGGCTGTCGAGGATCTCGCGCTGCACGGTCAGCAGCCGCACCTGCCGATCGGCGACACGCTCGGTCGCCGTGTTCGTGTCGATCTGCTGCTGCCACAGCCAGCGGTCGACGTCGGCCGCCGCGGTCGGTGCGACAACCAGGTGCAGCCGTGCCGCCTTGTCGGCGACCTCGGATCGTTGAGTCATGCTGTGCGGGCTCCTATCCCCTTGTGGTGCGCGGTCTGTGCGCGGAAGTCGGCGAGGGCCTGGTCGCCGGTTTCGTGCTGCGTGCTGCGGCCCCAGAACGTGCCGACGGGCGGCCGTACGTGCCACCGCCCGCCGGTCTTGCGGATCAGCCAGCGTGAGCTAACGCCGGCAAAATTGGATCGCTGCACGTCAGGCCGCCAAAACGCCCCGACTGGCAAACGTGGCGATTGCCGCGACGCCGCTCGGGTAGTAGTCGACGACGACGTACTCGGCCTCGGGCATGCCCGCGTACTGCACGTGCTGCTCGATCACCCAACCGACCACCCGGCCGTCCTCGACCAGGCGCCGGATACGCCACGGGCTCACGACGCCCCGCCCTCGCACGCCCACGGCCGCTCAGGGTCGGGCTTGGTGACGAAGAACGGGCAGAACATGCAGTTATGCGGGTGCTTGGGCACCAGCGCCAGCCGCTCGGGGTGCTCCTCTATGTCGAGGTCATTCAGCACCAGCGCAATGTCATTCAGCTTGGTGAGCGTCTCGGTGACGATCTGCTCGTCGTACGCCTCGGACCACACGAACGAACTCGACAGCGTGCCGCCGCGCGGAATGAACCAGATCGCCACGCGGTTGACGTCGAACCCGGCGTTTCGGTATCCCTTGCCGTAGCAATGCGCCTGCACCTTGTACTCGGGCGAGGGGCCGTGTTTCTTGTACGTCGAGAACGCCGTCGCGCCAGGGAATTTCAGATCTATGACGGTGCCGGTCCACGTGTCGAACAGGTCGCACGTGCCCGCCAGGCCGCCGCTGACCTGCACGCGCCGCTCGGAGAACCACCGCCCGACGTACGTCGGCTCGGCGTCGGGGTCGATCACGCCGTCGGCGCCGGTCACCTCGCGCAGCACGGTGCAACGCTGCTCGCGGTCGCGCAGCCACTCGTCGACGATCCGGTCGTTGTCGAACAGCACCGCATCCTCAAACTTGGCGTGCCCGGCCGTGCCGAGCCATGCGGGCAGCGGGTCGCCCTCGGGGTTGATCCGCGGCATTTCCAGCATTGCCGTGACCAGCCGCCGCGCGCACGGGTGCCCAACCTCGGACGGCCCGAGGGCCTTCTGCGCCGACCGGGCGTGCGTCGCCCACGCGCGCTTGAACACGCCTTTCAGGTCGGCGAGCAGTGAGGCGTTGAACTCGGCCGTAGGCGTCGGCGGCTTGTCGCGCTCGGGCGCGTCGTCGGTCAGCCCGAAAAACCCTGCGTTGCCGCTCATGCGTTCACCTCACGCGCGAACGCCGCCGCGAGGTCGGCCTCGGCCTGCTGCAGCGCCGCCGCATAGACCCTGTGCGCCTCGGAGAGCGACGCAGCGACACCAGCGGCCCGCACCAGGTGCCCGGCGACCGCCTGCGCCACCTCGGGCGTCAGGGGCCGCACGGCGCCGCGGCGGCCGTCAGGGTCGGCGCTGGACACCACTACGCGCCCGAGATCCGCTCGCACGCCGACGACGATCTCGCCGACGCCCCGGCCGGGCTCGGGCACGTCGACCTTGCCGACATGCACGAAATTGGTACTGCTCACTGTTGCAACGCCTTTCGGATTGTCTCGCTGAGGGTTGAGGGGTCGAGCAGCGCGAGGCTGTCGACGGCCGGGCGGCCGGTCGAGTTGAGCAGACGGGCGTCGCCGCCCCATCCCTGCTCGGCGACCCACCGCACCGTTGCCTTGCCGGGCTGCACGCCGACGGCCTCGACGACGCCGATCTTGAACGCCGACAGATTGCCGTCGCGGGCGCCCCGCCACACGACAGCGCCCGGCGAAATGTCCTGCCCGGCCCAGTTGTACGTCACAGTTGCGCCGCCTTGGTGTTGCGCAGCAGGTCGAAGCACTGCGCCGTCGCGCAGGCGTCAGCGAGGGCGCTGTGCCGCTCGACGACCGGCACGCCCAGGCGCTCGGCGACGCCGTCGAGGCCCTCAAGTTCGGTCGGATCGACGTCGAGCTTGCCCGCCGCGTACGCCGCGAGATCCGCGAGCCGGTGATGCCACACCTTGCCCACGTAGCTGTTGAAGATCGCCCCGGCGTCGGTGATCTGCTGCGCTATCAGCGACGAGTCGAACGTCGGGTTAGACCCGGCGAACGTGTTGCCGCGCAGCCACTCCTGCAGATCACGCCACGCCGCCGCGGTCTGCTGCGGGTTGTACTGGTGCCGCCACAGGCCCCGCTCGTAGTAGCGGTTGATCTCCATTGCCGCGGGCTGCGCGTCGCCCAACTGCTTGCAGTCGACGAACGGCACGAACGTCATTGACTCGCCCGTGTCGACGTTGATCGCGGCGACCTCCAAAATCGCCGCCTTGTCGTGCAGTCCGGTCGTCTCGCAATCGACCACGATCAGTTGCCTTGCCATATCAGGGGCTCCTATCCCTCGTTGTTTTCGACCAGGTCCGTGCGGTAACTGACCGACGTTGCGGTGCACTCGGCGACGACGTCGGGGTGCAGTGACTTGAGCAGGCGTTGATCGAGCTTGTTGCTCTTGATCTCCTTGCGGCGCACCACAACCTGCCCGCCGATCTCGCCCTCATCGGCGCCGTCGAGGGCCTCCTCGATCGCCGCCTTTGCGTGCTTCTCGACCTCGGCCCACTTCGCCTTTTCGGCACGCGCGTGCCGCAGCAGGTCGACGTGTCCCTTTACCTCGCTCAGGTCGGCCGCCATCACTCGCTCCTATCGTCGTCGTGCGAATACTTGAAACCCGTGCAGTGCGGGCAATAACTGCAGCCCACGTCGCTGTGATCGGTGTAGAGATGCGTGCAGGCGCACACCATGACGTGCGCCGGGTCGTCGAGTTGGAACGGCAGCGGCTCGGGCTTGAGCACCGGCAATGACTGCACGGCCTCACCTCCCCACGCCTGCACGACGACCCGCGGCTGAAACCAGATCACGTCAAGCGCGCACAGCGCGTCGCTCGCAGCCACCGCGGGATCTGCGGCGGCATAGGCGATCTGGTGCTCGATTGCGTTGGTCAGGCCGTCAAAGTAGGCGAGCGTTGCATCAAATTGCTGCTGCTCAATCCAGAATTGAACCGCCGACGGGTCGTCATACCAGGGCCGGTTAGAGTCGGTCACTTCGCGCGGTCCTTGCCACTCTTGAAATCGTCGACGAGCGCACGCTCGCGCTTCTCGATCTCAAAGTCGAGGTACTGCCGGGCCTTTCGCAGATCCTCGATCGCGTCGCGCTTGAGGTCGCAGCGCCACACGTATTTGGTGGTGTTGCCGAGGTTGAAACCCATGTGCTGCGTGACGTCGATGCACTCGATTGGCTTGCCGCAGCCCGAGCAGGCCGCCGGGCTCGACGTGTAGTGCGACGGGTGCGCGACGGCGTCGCCGACGGGCACGACCGTCTCCTCGATCAGTTCGGCGATCGTGTCGGCCTGCAGGCGTGTAATCCACTCGGGCGGGCCGTAGTTCGCCGCCTTGAGTACGCCACAGTTCCACTCATGCCCGCCGGGATTGCCGCCGCCGCAGCACGTGTCGCCGGGCTGCCGGTCGGTCACGGCCCGCGGGGCGTCGCCGAGGTCGAGGTCGTCGATGTTGAGCCCGTCGAGCAGGTTCTCGGGTTTGCCAGCTTCGGCGTTTTCGCTGGTAGACGGCTCGCCGGCCTGATTGCTAGGCGCGAACAGGTCGACGTCGGGCCGCAGGAACGCAGGCCGGAACGGGCCGACGGCGCCGAGGCCGACACGGTACGGCGCCGTGTTCCAAGCCACCCAACCGTTGCCGACAGTCCAGCCCCAATGCGCCCCTTCGGCGTCCTCCCACACAAACGCCTTGTGCGCCTGGTCGAATGAGTCGACGATGCCCGGCACACGCACAGTCGGGTGCACCTGCGGCGGCTCGGGGATCGTGTACAGCGCCCCCGGCGACGGCACCTCGGCGTCGTCGGGCACCCACGTGCGGGCCTCGATCGACACGTCGCTTTCGGCGAGCAGCGCGCCGAGCTTGCCCATGAGATCCGACCGCACGCCGTCGTCGGCCCCGGCACGCAACTGCGCGTTGATCTCGTCGACCCCCGCGACGAGCGCCTCGCCGATACGCGCAGTGCGCCCGGCGATCTCGTCGACGAGCGGACCCTCGTACGCTGCGAGCGACTCGGCCGCGGTCGGGATATGCGCGGCGGCCTCGCCCATCTGCTCGCGCCACCGCGCGTTGACCGCCGCGTAATCCGGCACGAAACGCTCCTCTGCGAACTTGCCTACCGCGCCAAGCAGACTCGGCAGCCACGCCTCGGGGTCGCCCGCCTCGGTCGCGCTGGTCACCTCGCCGTACAGCGTCGCGGCGTCGAACGCCTTGCCGACGCCGTCGGCGATCTCGGCGACCTTCTCGGCGACGGCCATTGATCCGAGCCCGAGAATGTCGCAGACCCGGCACCACATTGCGCCGCTCGGGTCGAACACGCGGGCGTCATACAGCCCGCACACGTGGCACTGCACACCACTGGTCGATTCACTCACGCTGCGTTGGCCTTTCGCTCGGAACGGATGATCAGACGACGGTCGCGCTGCGTGAGGCCGCCCCACACACCCCACAGTTCTGTGCCGAAACTGAGCGCCTTCTCGCGGCACTCCTCGATCACCGGGCAGCGGGCACAGATCCGCTTAGCCTCGTTGCCGCCCTGCCCGCGCTCAGGAAAGAACAGTTCGGGGTCGACCTGCTGGCACAGCGCGTCGGCCTCCCAATGCTCGGGAATCTGCATGTACTCGTCGACGACGTCGCTCATTCCGTTGTCTCGCTTTCGGTTTCGTCGTCTGCCTCGATCTGGTCGAGCAGACTCAAGGGCATGCCGTCGGACGTCTCGCGGGTCGGTACCAGGCGAGCCAGCCCCGCGGCCGGGTTGCCGCCGCCAGCCAGCGAGCGCAGGTACTTCGTCACGCCCGACGACTCGATCGGCGTCAGGGCAGCCAACGCGACGGCGACGCCCTGCAGCGTGTGCCGGTCGAGCTTGCCGAGCGCCGCCCACACCTCGCCGGGATCTTCGTCGCGCACCTGCGCCGCCAGTTCGTACGCCCGGTCGAGCACGCCCTGCGTCATGCGTGACAGCGGGGCGTGATCGAAACTGATCACCTTGCTGCCAGCCTTGGCGGCCATTGCGATGCGCCCGGCGCGCGGCGACGACGACGCCCGCAGCATCAGCGCGATGCGGATAACCGCCCGGCGGGTGAAAGTGTTTGCAGCCCTATCCCATCCGTCTGCAGCCAATTCGTCACCGTGACGATTGATCACGTTGCGCAGAGATCCGCGCGACTCGATCGCCAGCAGACGGCACACCTCCTCGGCGCTGGCGACCTCTCCAATGCGCGGCCGGAATAGGTCGAGCACGCCCGTGTTAGCGGCGATGCGGCCCCGCTCCTCGCGCTTGCGAGCCCGGCGCTCGGCGACCTCGATTGACGTCACTTGTCGGTGGCCTTTCCTGTGATGTGACCGGGGCAGGTGTTATCGGGGCGCTGGCAGTCGAGGCAGTCCTCGACGCGCTCACGTACGTTGCTCACCAGGCACCCACCGACAGCGCGCCCAGCGCCAGGCCGACGATCACCATTGCGAGCGTGAGCAGCACCAAACCGAGCAGCGCGCCGAGACGCTCGGCCGCGCAGCGATCGGTGCTGCCGGGCACGTGGTGGCGGTTGCATGGCAAGCAATACGGCTGCGGGCTCATCGAGCCACCGCCGCGACGATCGGCCGCACGACGAACAGCTCGACGAGGTGCTCGACCGTGAGGGCCGTCTGCCAGCCGAGCACGTACAGCGTTTCCGCGACGCACCGCTCGGGGTCGTTCATTACGGCGTCCATCTGGCGCCCGGCCAGCTTCTCGACCTGCTGCGCAAACGTCGGGACGTCCGGTCGAATGACGCTCGCGTACCGTAGAATCCTGCAAGGCATAACAAGTGGCTCCTATCCCCTTGGTTGTGTCGGCCAGCCCCCGCCTCGCGCGGGGGTTGCGTCGTTTTGGTGGTTGTGCGGTCACCCGTACCGCTCCATGTCGGGCTCGGCGTGCAGCACGCGAACCTCGTCGGCCTTGACGGTCGGAACGCCCATCTCCTCGTCGTCGACCGCGCGCAGCGTCGACAGTTCGCGCTCCTGCTCGGCGAGATCCGCGAGCGCCGCCCGGTGCGCGGCGTCGGCCTCGGCGTACTCGTTGACCGCGGCGTCACGCTCGCCGGTCAGCAGTTCGATACGGGCGTATGAGGCGACGTTGTCCTCGGCCCGTGCCCGCAGCGCCGCGGCGAGTTGATCGGTCAGCGCCGCGATCACACGGCGACCGGCGTCGCGCTCGGCGACGGCCTCGTCGCGCTCACGCTTGAGCTTGTTTGTCACCTCAATGTGCTTGCCCAACTGCATGTTTCAGGCTCCTAACTGGTCGACGGGCAGGCCCTCGGCGAACCGACGTAGCTCTGCGAGGGGAAAAAGCACCTTGCGGCCGTGCCGCCGCGGCATCAGATCGCCGGATGCGCGCAGCCGGTCGACTTCCTTGGTTGACAGGCCGAGAGTGCGGGCAGCGTCCTCGCGGGTGAGCAGCAGCGGCTCGACCTCGACGACAACCGCGGGGGCCGTCACGCGACTGCCACCGGCTCGGCGAGATCGCCGATCGGCACGCCGAACGTGCCCGCGATTGCGGCGAGAACGCTGTGCGTCGCGGTGCCCGACCAGGCGTCGTCAAACGCCGAGTACACGGTCGAGCGGCCTACGTGAATCGTTCGTGAGAGTTGATGACGGTCACTGATTCCGTTGTCACCGAGGCAGCGGGCGACGCTTTCCGGCTTCCAACGGAGTTGATGTTTCGTTTCTGGCACGGTTGGGAACGGTACACCAACTGTCCTGCTTTCAGGACACTTGGTGCCGGTGCGTTACGGAATGCTTCGTATCCGAGACACTCGTACCATTTGCGCGAAACGTACTGGTCAGTAGATTATGGCTGCTCTAAGACCTATTACTGATTCCTATGAAATTGCTTTGTCCTGAAAAGTGGACTAGATTGACACCCAACCGGACACGCTGTCACGGGCGTGTCGCAGTCGGGGGAACTGAAGGGACACGAAATGGACGACGACAGCGGCAAGTCACTCGCCGCGGTACTTGGGTACCTGGTCGGCAGACCGCTCAAGCTGCGCGAGATCACCGAGGCCCTGCAGATCAGCCGATCCCGGTATTACGCGCAGATCGACGAGGGCAAGCTCATCACGCCCGACAACCTAGTGCGCGCCGCCCAGAACCTCGGCATAAACGAGGTTGACCTGCTCGCACGCTTCGGCGTGATCAGCGACGAGGCGGTCCTCGAATACGCCGACAGGCTGCGCAGCGCCCCGGCCGCCGCGGTAGTTCGCACCCCTGCGCGGCCGATCGCCGTCTCGCCCTCAGTCGTCGCGCCCAAGCGCGGGCGCCGCAAGCTCGGCGAGCTATCCGTGCGCGCGAACGTCTCCGGTCTCTGATTTCACAGCAGACTGTGACCCACGCCATTTGTCCCAAATCTGGGACACGTCGTACAGTGTCCCGGTGACTCTCACCTGGTTTGCCGTTCTGACAGCAGCGGCGTCGCTATTCATCCGTCGTCGCACGTGGCGCGTGCCGGGCGAGATTGCAGTCAGTACGGCCGTCCTGCTGCTGGCGGTTGCAACATTCCTCAGTAGCGACGAGATCGACGCCGTCGGCGTCGGTGACGTCCTGTGGCGTGCAACGGGCTTCGGGTACCTCGACAACTTCGCCGGGCAACTGTGCTACGTCGCGGGCACGCTCGCGCTGCTACACGGCGCCCTCTACCGACTCGCTGACGAGGCCGAGCGCCGCGAGATCGTCGAGGCGTTCGTGCAGTGGCCGCTCACCATCCTGGTGCCGCTCATGCTCAGCGCCATGTACATGAGCCCCGCGCTGCACGACGAGCCGGTGTCGCCCGCGTTCGACGTCATGTCGCACGGCGTGGACGTCTGGACGCTCGCCTATCGCGCCCTGTACCTCGCCTGCCTGCTGTACCTCACGCTGCTGCTCATGCACGTGCTGCGCACCGTGCGCCGTACCGGCGGCCGAGGGTACCGCCTATTCACCATGATGTACCTGTGCTGCTGCGGCCTCAGCCTCTCGACCACCGTGCTGCGGGTCGTCGAGATGATTGCGCCGGGGCACCCTGCGCTCGACGCGATCCCGGTCTACACACGGGCAGCGTTCTCGATGCTGGTCGCCGTCACCGCCGCCCTGTCGTGGATCTGCAAAATGTGGGACTACCGGCGCCTGCTATTCCGCACGCACACGACCAGGCGCCAGCTTCGCAGCGACACCCTGCAGTCACACCGGGAACGCCTCAGCCTCGCCACCGCGGGCGCCGTCGAGCCCCCGCCGACCGACGAACCCGACCAGCTAACGCCGGCAAAACCGCCGTTATAGCCCCTGACCTGCGCCTCGACACCAAGTCAGCAAACAGCCCCCGACGCGATCGCCGGGGGCTGTTGCTGTTCGGGCTACTCGTCGTCTGTCGGCTCAACCGGCGGCAGCTTGCCGAAACACTCTGCGTCGGCCGCCATCGAGAAGTACATCGTTGCCAGCGCCGCCAGCGTGGCGACGTCGCTCATGCGCCGAATGTGCTCGGCCTCGTCTCCGTCAACTTTGCCCTGGTCATCGGCAGAGTCGAGAAACAACTCCTGCGCCTGCTTCGCGTAGAAGCGGGCCGCCGAGCGCCATTTGCGCACGCTCTCCTCGACCGGCTCGCGGTCGACCTCTGTCGTCATGCGCATAGTTATATCCCGAATCCTGCGAGATCCACTGACCTCGCCTGTGACGTCATCGTCACTACTCATCACGCGCGCCCATCAGGCCGCGCAGGTTCGCCAGCGCCGCGCGCTGCAACGACAGGTCGACGTGCTGGTACCCGCGCGTCGTGACGACGTCGGCGTGCCCGACGATCGACTGTATGACGTGAGCGTCGACGCCCGCCTCAAGCAACAGCGTCGCCGTGGTGTTGCGGGCCTGGTGCAGCGGCACCGCCTCGCCGCCGTCCTCCTTGGCCTTGCGCACGCCCGCCTCGACGAGCAACGCCTGCCACCGCGTGTAGTCATCGCGGGGGCCGATCGGGCGGCCGTCTGCGTAGCTCCACACCAGGTTGTGCGCGCCGGGCTGCGCAGTTGCGCGCTGCGTGCGCAGTGCGGTGCACAGTTCGGGCACCAGCGGCACCAGGCGCGTGCTCTCGTCGGTCTTGGGCCGCGTGAAACAGAGCGAACGGTGCACGACCTCGTACTCAAAACCGGGGTGCAGATCCCAATGCCGCTCGGGGCACCAGCCGGGGCGCTGTCGGCCGCACTCCCACGTGCCGTCAGCGCGCTGTTCTCCGCAGCCGTGCGCCTGCTCCAACTGCTGCAACTGCCATGCGAGGTCGATCGTGCCCTCGTCGAGGTCGACTCGATCCCAGGTCAGGCCCAACAACTCGCCCTGACGGGCGCCGGTCAGGAACGCGGCGGCCCAGCGCGTCGCGTAGCCGGGCGTCGCGGCCTGGTCGACGATCTCGCCCGCGGTGGCGATGATGTGCCGCGCGACGTCCGTCTTGAAACCCTTGCGCTTCTTGGTGCGGTGCTTCGGCGTCGGCACGACGGCCGCGACGTTTCGGTGCACAGCATCCCAGGCGACTGCGTCGGTCAGTGCACGGTTGATCACGACGTGCGCAATCTGCGCGGTGCGCGTCGTCGACTTCTGCACAGCCCGCTGCATGCGCAGCACGTCCTCACTCGTCAGCTTGTCGAGACGCACCCGGCCGATGTGCGGCACGATGTGCAGCCGGATCACGCGCTTGTAATCGGCGAACGTGCCCGGCGCGAGGTTGTCCCGGTGAATGTCGTCGATCCAGTGCGCGAGCCACTTCTCGACCGTGTACGCCGAGGCGCCCGACGGCGCCACACGCCCCGCGCGGGCGTCGGCCTTGAGCTTGTCTAGGGCCTCGATCGCGTCGGCCTGACTGCGCCGCACGATCTGCTTGCGCTCGCGTGTGCCGTCGGGACCGGGCACATAGCACCGGCCGACCCACTTGCCGTCAGCCCGCTGAAACAGGCCGCCCTCGCCACGCGCTCGCCGAGCTTTCGCAACCATCTGACCGTGTACCTCCTATGTACCCGTGTACCCAAAGTGGTGTACCCAAAGTGTGTACCCAGCAGCAGTCTAGACAGTGCTGGACAGTGCTAGACAGCAATCGAGAAACTGTGTCCTACCAGGCATTTCGCCTGTTGGGCAATCGTAACAGTCAGACTCTTAATCAGCGGGTCCGGGGTTCGAAACCCTGACGGCGCACCACCGAAAACCCCCAGGTCAAAGGGGGTTTTTCACTTTCAAGGGCAGCGATAAGGTACACGGGGGTGTACCCAAAGGTGTACCCACACAGTGAATCCGACCGCAATCATCGGGTACACACCGGCAAAAACCCTGCTCAGACGGGGCGCCGCATACACTTGGGGGCGTGAAACTCGCCACCCTCGCCCTGTCGGCCGCCGCAGCCGCGGCCCTCGCATTCGCCCCGGTCGCGCACGCCAGCAGCGACGGATACCTCGCGCTGTTGTCCGACCAATACGGGTTTCATATCCGCGACGCCGGTACCGTCGTCGCCCTCGGTTATCAGGTGTGCGTCGATTTGCAGAACGGGCGCCCCCGCGAGCGCATTGCTGACGACCTGTACGACGGGCTGCCCGGCATCCGGCGCGACCAGGCCGACGGGATCGCCTTGGCGGCACAGCGCGAACTCTGCCCGCAGACGGCCGAATAGACACGAAAACGCCCCCGGCCGCAGCCGAGGGCGTCGTCGTCGGATCGAGCTAGGTCAGGTGACCGAGGGTCTGCTCGATCGCCCGCAGGCGCTCGTCGTTCTTGTCGATCCGGCGCTGCAGATCGGCGATCATGCGCCGGGCTTGCAGGTTGTCCTGCTCAAGCGCGAAACGCTCGCCGCGGGCCGCCTCGATCAACTGCGCGCGGTTGAGGTGCAGGCCGTTGGTTGCTCTCATCTGTTGGGCTCCTATCCCCTTTTGTCCTGAAACCGAGACGACTGTACGCCCGATTCCTGTCAGTGATCACACGACCGACGGCCGCACTCGCAGCCGTACACGCGCAGGTTGTACTCAGGCGTGCCGGGCGTGCGCATGTCGTCCAGGCGCCGACGCTCACGCCGGGCCGCCGCGGTCGCCTCGGCCACGATCTCGCCGACGGCGATCGAGAACTGCGGCAGCACCTCGGGCTTGCGCTGCAGGCCGCTCACGCCGCCACCGCCACGTACACGAAACCGACGAGCACGATCAGCGCCGGGATGATAACCACGCCCCACAGCGCAATGCGATCGGTGTTGCGGTCGTACCGCTCCCAATTGCGCACGGTCACCGACGGTCCTGCTTGCCGCGGTACTTGCGCACGGTCAGCCGGTCGATACCCAGCGCGCTGGCGAGCCCGGCCTCGCTGGCGTCGTCCTCAATAGCCATCAGCACGTACGCCCGAGTGGCGGCCTTCGTCGCCTCGTACGCCTCGCGGGCCTCGCGCATCGCGGCGCCGACGGCCTCAGCGTCGACGTCGTCGACGAGGTACAGGCCCACCTGCTCGACCGCGGCGGCCCGCTCATGCGTGTGCTCGGGGCCGCTGTACAGCGCCTCGATCTGCTCGACCATCCGCTCGTAACGCTCGACGTCGATCGCCGGAATGGTGCGGCGAACGCCTCCAAGCGTGATCTGCTTACCTCGCGCCATCTGCGCGACCTCCATTGTCGGGGTTGTCATTTCGTCGGCTCCTATCCGATCGTCTTGCTGTTGCCACCTCAACAATACGGGTCACCTGTTGTCGGGTCAACAGAAACGCCGAAAGGCCCCCCGCCGACGAATCGACGAGGGGCCTAACGTGTTTGCCGAGAATCGGCGTTTTAGCGCGTTGCCGCAGGTGAGAGGGGGTGCTCGAGCTGCTTGCCGGCGTTAGCTACTTGCGCCCGCCGAACAGGCCGCCGAGCAGACCGCCGAGCAGACCGCCGCCGTTGCCGGGCTGGCTTGGCGGGGTCAACCCACCGAGGCCGCCGAGCACCTTGCCGATCAGGCCGCCGAGCAGCCCACCGAGCAGGCCGCCACCGAGGCCGCCACCGTTGCCGTTTTGGAACATGTGTCTCCTACAGATTGATTGGATATTGCCGCCGGGCCTCAGCGCCCGAACGCATCAGCGACTTGCGTCAACGGATCAACGCGGCGAGGCAGTACGCGCAGCAGATGCCCGACCGCCAGATACAAGATGAACGCGGGCGTACCGACCGGCCACCGCCTGCGGTAGCGATCGACACCCTCGCTGAGCAGTTCGCCGTGCGGGGCGCAGACCTCGATCGCCACGACCAGGCCGAGGATCGCAAGCCAGCCCTTGTCGCTGTACCGCAGGCGCCGCTTCACAGCACGCCCATGTTCGACACGACACCGCCGCGCAGCAGATACGTGACGGCGCCACGGACGGACTCGCCGCCCTGCCGCTCGCGGTACCAATCGCTGCCGCAGTCGAACGTCGGCGAGCAGACGATCGTGCGGGCCTTATGCCCCTCAAGCTGCCAGGTGTGCCAATGCCCATGCTGCAGAACGTGCGCGGCGCCCGCGGGCTGCATGTGCACCGCCTGCTGCGCAAGCCAATTCAGCGCCCCACCCTTGCGCCACTGGTGCCCGTGCACGACGGTCACGACGCTGTCGCCGACGGGTACCGTCATCGAGCCCGACCACGGCTCAGGCACCCGCACCTCGACGTGCCCGTACGCGGCGGCGTTGAGCACCAGGGCGTCGCGCACCGCGCAGGCCGCCTCGGTCGCCCAATTGTCGCCGGGCTTCGTGTTCCACTGCCTGTTGGCGTCGTCGTGGTTGCCACCGACGACGTCGAGCTTGACCTCGGGCGCCGAGCGGAACGTGTCGACCGCCTCAAGCATCAGCCGCCGCAGCAGCCGGAACTGCTCGGTGACCGTCTCCTGTGTCAGCCACGCATTCTTGCCGCCTTGCGACACGACGCCCTCGATACAGTCGCCGGGCATGCTGATCTGCACGCCCGCGATCCCGAGATAGGCGAGCCGGTCGACCTGCCGCCGGGCCGCCTGCAGCGACTCGACGAACCGCTCGACGATCTCCTCGGTAGAACCGTCACGTGACCGTTTCCCAAGCTGCAGGTCGCCCGCCTGGTAGACGTACCAGTACGGCCGGTCGGCCGGGCCGTCGATTGTCGGCGCCTTGCGTGCGTCAGCGATCAGCGCCTCAAGGCCCGACAGCGCCTCGACGTCGTCGACCGGCGCGCAGCGCAGCCGGTACGCGGCGAGCCACCGCTCGTCATAGGTCTGCCAGTGCGACTCGCGCAGGATCTCGACAATGCGCCAACGCTCGGGGTCTTTCCCTACGCTGCGCAGGATCTCGGCGTACTCGATCGGCTGACCGGGCTCGGCCTCGACCTGACCCGTCTCGACGATCGCGCCGCGGTTGTCAAACTCGACCGACGGCCGGTACGGGTGCTCGGACGCCGCCGGGACGTTGAGACGATCAGACAGCGACACGGGCGCCTCCTCGGTGGTGATCGTTCACAAGCTCGCTGAATCGGGGGCGCTTGATCGGCAGCGGGTTGACCGGATCTGTTGCGCAGGAACGCCAGAGCGCCGAGAGCGACCCGCCCTCGGCGATCCAACGATCAAACGTCACCCGGTCGGCCTCGTCGGCCTGGTCGAGCCAGCGGCAAACGACGCACTCGCTTGACGGTGCAGGCGCCGGGTCGCCGAGCCGATCGGCCAGGCTCACTCGCCCGCCATGAGTTCGGCGGGCGGCACCGGCAGCGGCCCCACGCGATCCCCTGCGCCCCAATTCATCACGTTGCGGATGAACACCATTGCGATGCTCAGCAGGCTGCGTGTGTGCGCGTGCGCGTCGCGCTCGCGATCGTGTGCTTGACGCTCGGCGTCGTACTTGCCCTCGACGGTGTCGAGTCGCGTCTCAAGGCCCGCCACACGCTCGATCAGCGTGCCGTACGCCTCGGTGAGGGCCGAGAAGTTATCGCGCCGCCGAGACAGCAGATTGACGCCGAGGCCCGTCAGCAGTGACGAGCCCGACGCAATCGTGACCCACTCGGCAGGCGACAGGCTCATGCGGCCGCCGCCTGCCTGGTGTCGGTGCCAGCGGGCGAGGTGCTGGTGCGCGTGTTGACCGCGGCGAGCGCCCCGCCGAGCAGCGCGACGATCGCAGCCATGATCGGCGTCAGCGCACTGTCTGTCGCCCAACCAAACCCGACGATCATCGCCTGCAGCGGCGGCAGGATGCCGTACACCCAACGCCGGAAACCGTCGCGGGTATGGAACTGCGCCAGCGCCGGGCTCGCCACAGCGAGCACCAGGCCGACGATCAACTGCGCGTGAGACTTGTCGGCAATCCCCCACGTCACCATGCCGGTGACGGCGAACGGGCTCAGCACGTGAATCTGCAGCCGCAGATCCTCCCACGTGCGAATGCCGAGGCGATCGTTTGCGAACGCCACGACGGCCGCCCAGAATTTGCCGAACATGTCGCGTATCGTCTCAGCGACTTTGTTCATAATCGCCTCCTCACGCTGCCTGTAGAACCGCGCCGCGAGCCCGCATGTGGGCGACGGCGTGCTCGTAGTAGGTCATCCCGGTGCCCGCACGTTGGCGAATGTGGTACTCGATATGCGGGGCCGTCGCGGGCTTGGCGCCGACGAACATCAGGCCCTTGATGATCGCCTCGACGACCGCCGGAAACGCCTTGAGCGGCGACTGCAGAATGCCGAGCACAGTCGGCAGCAGCGCCCCGGCGCCGAGCACGTCGCCGAGGTTGCGCAACTGCACCAGCTTGAAGATCGCGCGCATGTCGGCCGCGACCGCGTCGGGCAGCCCGGCGCCGACCGGCACCGAGGTGTAAATGTCGCCGGGCTCGGCCTCGTCGACCCACCAGCTAGGCGTACCGACGATCAACTGATCGCCGATACCGGCGCCTGCGCCGTCGTGCCCAGCCTCGCGGAACGGGTTGCCGAACGTGACGCCCGCCTGCAGCTTGTGCTCAAACGCCTTGAGGCGCCCCTGCCGGAACTCCCAAAGCAGTTGCGCCGCAGGCATAGCGCCCTGCGAGTACCCGGCCACGCCGTAGAACGGTGGCGGGTCGGGCTCGCTTTCGTGCTGAAAGACCAGCCGCACGCCCTCCTCGACGCCGGTCAGCCACGACGGCCCCATCGGGAACACGGCCGGGATACCGTTCGGGCCGTAGTTGACCGGCTGGAAGTACCACAGATCCTCCATGCGCCGCGCAAGGTCGGCGCAATAGCCGGTCCACATATCGGCGCCGGTACCCGACCAGGTCAGCAGAACAGGCTTGCTCACAGTGACCCCTTCTTGAGAACGCACTCGTTACCGGCCAGCGCACACGTGCCGTCGCCGCCGTTGGCGACGAGAACGCAAGGGCCGGGGCCGATTCCGCAAGCGACCCGCTGCACGGGCGGCGTGACGACCGGCGGGTCAACGACCGGCGGCTCGACAACCGGGGGCTGCGCCGACGGGTCGTCGATCACGCCCGCCTCGGCGAGCTTGTGCAGGTACGTCTGCGCGACGCCGACAAGGAACGGGTCGGGCTTCGCGTCGGGTGTCTGCCGAACGCCCCAGATCGTGCCCGCGGCGGCCTGCCGCACGGTGTCGATCGCCCACTGCTCGCCGCGCATGGCGCTGGCCTCAACCCGCTGATCCCAGCCGAATGCGTGAGCCGAGATCGCGCGGCCCGCGAACGTGTCGCCCTCGGGGCCTGTCGCGTACATCGAGCGATGCGGGAACAGCTTTCGCAGTTCGCCGGTACCCTCGGCAGCCAGCCACTTGAGCCACTCGTACGCCTGGCGCTGTTCGTCAGGTGTGAGTGCAGACAAGAATCCATCTCCTTCTGGTGTGGTGTCGATTCCGAGGGCCGCCGCGAACGCTGTCGCGGTGTAGCCATCGGCGCTGTTCATGTCGCAGTTTCCGAAAGGTGGTGCGCCCTCGGGCAATCCACCGCCGAACCCGCCGCCGTTCGTGTACTGGTGCGCGATCTTGCCGGGGTAGCCGGGGTTAGATCCGTACGCGGCGAGCACCAGGCGCAGCCCGTCGGGCTTGCGCGGCCACAGGTTGTTGAGGTCGCCCGTGTTGCCGTAGCCGATCACCCGGCGGGCGTCGCCGAGCCACTCAGCGATCTGCGCGTGCGCGGCGTTGATGCCGTCGGACTGATCGCCCGTGATCTGCCCGTCCCACGACTCGACGTCGATCATCACGGCCATGCGCGGATGCGGTACGCCCACTTGAGACTTGAGCGTGTCGACCGCGGCCTGCCAGTTCTGCCGCCACACGAAATAGACGAGGAAGAACGCGAGGCGCCCGTCATCCGCGGCGGCCTTCGCCCACGGATAGTTGCGCTGCCAGTTCTTGTCTCGGTACGTGCCGTCGTTCGACCGAATGCAGATCACCCGGTACCCGGCGTCGAGATAGGCGTCGCTGACCGGCACCTGCCACTCGCTGACGTCGGCGTACAGCGTGTCGCCGGGCTCGACGGTGGTCGGCGTGCTGCCGTCCTCGACGATCGGCCCCGGCAGGTACGCCCAGGCGTTCGCGTACGGGTTGGTGATCTCCCAGGCCGTCGGCGCCGTACACAGCCCCTTCGGGTCGCTCGCCGACTCGATCCGCATGCCGTCCAACTCGCCCCACATGTGAGACGAGGCGCCGCCGTTGCCCTCATGGTGAAACGCGAGCTTGGCGACGGCGTTCGCGGGAATGTCGGCCGGGCTGGCGACCCGCACCGTGCCGAACGGGCCGACCTGCCCAACCTCGACGTAGCGGTACGACTCGGTCGTCGCGCCCTCGGCCTCGCGGCCCCACTTGAAACGGCCCACCGCCATGCCGAGAACGTCATTCCAGACGCCCGAGCAGTCGGTGCCTTGCTTGAGGTTGGTCGGTGAGAACATGCCGCCGTAGGCGTAGCGGTCGCCGAGACGGGCGACGACAAGCGCCTTGGCGGCCTCGACATTTGCGCGAGTAATCAACTGTCTGACCGCCTTTCGTTACGACGGGCCGCTGTAGCTGTGCGACGGCGTCACGTCGATGACGCCCGCAGCGTTGAGGGTCGCGCCGGGATTGAGGGCCTTGCCGTACTGGAAAACGCCGCCGCTGCTGTACACGCCGTAATGCGTGATCGCCACGCCGCCAGGCACATTCATCTGCTGCGCGGCGGCCGTCGACACCGCAGCCCCGCCGACGATGGCACCGGCAGGCCACGTGAATGTCTTGCGGGCGTAGCTGCCGCCCGAGATCTCGCTCGCCCCGTTCGTGCCAGGGTCGGCGCTATGCAGGCTCAGCACGTTGCCCTGCGCGAGGATCTGCGCCAGCACGCTGAGCTTGAAAGCATCTGAGGATGCCACAGGTTGCTCCTATTCAGTTGTTTGCTTGAGCTGGCCGCCGCAGCGAATCGGTGCAGGTCAGCCGGGGTGCTCGAGTTGGGCCGGCGGCTTAGCTGGTCGGCTCGTCGTCGGGGTCGGCGTCGACCCACACCTGCCAGTCGACCGGCGGGGCGTACACCACGACGAAATTGCGGGCGTAGGGAACGCCCTCGTTCGCCTGCGCGTAGACGTCGCGCCACACCTTCGCCTCGTCCAGACTCAGCGCCGGGGCGATCCAATACGGGCGCCAGTTGGCGTCATCGTCCAGCGGGGCCGTCGGGTCGATCACCCCCTCATAACGGACGCCGAAAGTGTCTGCCTCGGTTACGTTCACGTGCTATGTCCCTCTCTCATTGGAATGCCCGCAGCCACGCCTGACCGCCTGCGCCGTTGCCGCCCTTGCTGCCGACGAAGGGCAGCAACGTGCCACCTCGGCCGCCGCCGCCGGGCACATTGCCTGCCGCGCCGCTGCCGCTTGTGACCGCTGCACCGCCGACGTACGTCAGGCCGTTGAGAACCACGTCACGCCCGCCGGTCGCGTTGCCGTCTCGGGCTGCGCCGCCGTCCTGCCCGCTGCCGCCCCAACCGCCGCCGTTCAAACCACCCGGCGCCGCCAGCACCAACGTGCCCGCGATGATCTGCGTTGCGGCACCGTTGCTGCCCTGACCGGGCGAGGCACCACCGCCGCCGCCTGCGCCGCCTGCGCCGACAAGCACAGTGATCGAGGTAAGCGACCACGGAATGTCAACGCCGCGAACAAGAGTGCGCCAAACCCAGCCGCCACCCTGCCCGCCGCCGCCACTGATAGCCCAACCGCCACCCGCGCCACCGCCGCCGCCGCCGAGCAGCACGACGTCGATCGAGTACGCCCACCACGGCACCGGGAACGTGCCCGAGCCCGTCGCAAACGTCTGCGAGGTCGGGCCGTTGGCTGCGAACCGTGCCGTTGCGCTGGTGTCGCTGAGCGAGATACCCGCCGCGGTCGCGTAAAAGTGCGTCGTCGCCGCCGCCGTCGAGATACCCGCCGCCGCTGCGATGGCCTCGACGACCACGATCGCCGACGTGGTGCTCGACGACGTCACGTCGCCCGTTGCGAATTGGTGCTCACGGGCCGCCGCGGCTGCTGTGCTCGCACTGACCGCAGGGGCCGTTGCGTGCAGCAGCACCAGGGCCTCAGCCTTGCCGATCGACAGCGCCGCGGCCGTCGCGTTGACGGCGAGCACAGCGTCGGTAACCGAGACGCTGAGCGTGTCGGCAAGCTGCGCGATACCGGCGAACCACGCACGGCCGGGCGCCGCCGCCTGCGGTTGAGGCGACGTCGTCCAGCCGCGGCCGACCAGCTTGCGAGGCGAGGGCGTTGCCGCCCAACCCATTACGCTGCGCTCGGGTCGAACAGCACCGGCCACGGCAGCGTGGGCTGCATGTCGCTGTACTGCTCGCCGCCGGGCGCCGACACGCGCCACTGCTGCACGCCGAACGCCTCGACCCGATGCGCCACCTTGCCGCTCTCGGGGTCGCGCCGCACCAGGCCGACGGGGTCGCCAGACTTGACGTTGTTCCACGCCGCCAGCACGTTTGCGACCTGCTCGTCGCTGACGTCGGGGCCGAGGTGCTGTGAAATGGTCTTGATCACGTCGGCCGTCGATTCAATCGCTGCCATTATCCGAGACTCCTGTTGAGTAGTGAGATGCCGAAATACGTTTCGATACCGGACGGTTCACCCGACATGGTTATGACGATCGCCGCGCCCGAGTCGTAACCCACCTGCACGCTGTCGCCCGCGTCGAGGTAAACGCCGAAACTCGTCTGCGCGAACCGGGCCGCGGTACCGGCGCCGAACGCCTGGAAACCGTAGGCGTCGGTGCCCACCCTGTGCGGCTGCCCGTTCTTGTACAGCACAGGCGCAACCTGAAACGACGAGGCGCCAGCGAAGCTGTTCAACGAAAACGCGATCTCGACTCGATACCAACCTGCAAGGCGCACAGTGAACTTGGCGTTAGGCACGTCGGCCGTAATGTCGGGCGTCGCCAACTCCAATGAATCGTAGAAGTTGGTCGCCGCCAGATGCCTGCCCGATTGCACGTTGACGTTCGACGTGCTCAACCGGGACATTTTCGCGCCCGACCCGGTCGCCGCGGCAGGGTCGGCGTCGGCCATGCTGACGAGCGCCACCTCGGCGGGAATGTTGGCGCCGCCGTTGCTTGTTTGGCTCAGGAATCCCCAGCCGCGATAGTTCGGGCCGACCTGACTTATGCCCGCCGCGTCGGTGTAGTCGATGATCGCCTCGTTACCCGAGAACACCTGAAAGTTGCGCAGCCCCTTGAACGTACCCACTTTCAGCGACAGGTTGAAGTTCAGATTAGCCGGGACGTTGCTTGCGAATACGAACTGATGACCGGCGACGAAACAGCCCAACTCTGCCCGAAAATCGACCAGCGAGTTACGGGTGCCGAGCGCGTACACGAACGTGTCAGCGGCGGCGTTGCACCGGCCGAGAATCCAGTTCTTAGCGCCGTTGTCCATCGGAGTTGAGACGGTGGCGGCAAGGTTCTGGTAATCGGTGAGCGAGTCGCCCTGGTACTTGCCGAGCACCTGCCGGTCGCCGTCGGCAACTCCATGCCAGACGCCGCGGCCGTCCTTGATCTCGACGAAACCCGAGCCCGAGCCCGAGTACGTCAGCGCGAACTGCGCCGTCGGAAAAGGCCCGTCGGGCAGGTCCGCGAAATTGACCTTGTACGTCCTGCCCGAGTGCGCGTCGCCGGTCTGCAGCGCGATCAAGTCCTGCAACTGCTGCGCCGACGTCTGCACCTGGTTGTAGATCGTGCCCATTGCCGCCGCGGCGTCGTCGAAACTGTGCCCGGCCTCATTCACCCGAATGCCCAGAAACTTTGTCACCACGTTGTTGACGTGCGTCGAAATGTCCTGCAGCACACTGCCCGTCATGCCGGTGACCTTGGTGCCCGGAACGTCAGGCATGTTCGGCACGTTGACAAGCTGCGAGGCGTCGAAAGTGCCATCGACACCCAGGTGCACAATGCGGCCGATCAGATCCGAGATCGCGCCGCCGGGGCTGCCCTTCGCGGCGTCGAGGAACTGCTGCCACGTACTGAAATCGAGCAGCGCCGCCAGCCGCGACGGCAGGTCGGCCACGAAGTTGAGCGGCAACAGGTTGTTGCCCTTGTTCGCGTCCACCCCGGTGAAGCTCACGGTGCCCGCGGTCGCGGTGTCATTGAGCGTCAGACGCAGCCGCACGGCCACAACGCCGTTGGGCACGGTGTAGGTACCGGCGAGGGTCTGCCAGTCGGGCAGCGTGCCGCTCGGGGTCACAGGCCAGGCCACCGCAGCGCGGCCCGCCGACGACGTGCCCGCCTTGTCGGTGTAGCCGGTGACGCCGATCTCGACCGGGTTGCCGGTAGCGACCAGGCCCGCCCACCGGGCCTTGCCGGTGATGTGCAGCACCTCGCCCGCCTTGACCGGGATCAGGTCGCCCGAGTACAGGTCGTGTATGGCGCCGTCGGCCGTGACCTTCGCCGCGCCCTCGCCGGTCGAGTTGTCGAACGACCAGTGTTCAAGCTGGTCGACGACAGACTCAAGGCCGTCGAACGCGCCGCCGGGCAGCACGCTGGCGACCAACTGCACGATGTTGGCAAGCGGGATCTGTGGCAGTCGGCTCGGGTCGATCAGGCCGCCGTCGCCGCTGCCGGTGATCAGCGCGCCGATCGAGGCGACGAGCGCCTGCGGCGACGACAGGTCGAGGTGCGTCAGATCCTTGATCTCGGCGATGACCGTCGCCGGGTCGAGCGCGTCGCCGATCTTGTCGGCGATCGACTCGACGAGCTTCGCAGGCGACGACAGGTCGATACCCGTAAACAGCTTGAACGAGTCGAGCCAGCCCTGCCACAACTTCTGCGCGTCGAGCTTGGGCAGGTTGCCGACGCCGCCGCCCATGATCGACCACAGCGGGTTGCGGTCGATCGGCAACGGCCGCCGGTCATACGCCCTAGCCACTGGTCACCTTTCCGTGCAAGTGATCGCTTTCGGCTTGGCACCAGGCGAGCAGCGTTTGGTTGACCGTCGCCGTGCCGACGAACTCGTGAAACGTGTACGCCGACAACGGCAACGGCAGGTGATCAGCAGCCCTCGGCGGGATCTCGTCAAGCGATAGCACGCGCTCGGCGTACTCGACGATCTGCAGCCCGTGCTGCGCAGCTTTGCGCTCAAACGATTCACGGGTGAGCCACCGCGCCTGCTCGACGTCGTGCTCGGCCTCAAGCGGCAGAACTGTGCGGTAAGTCTTGGTGTACGGCATCCTGGTGCCCTCCCTTACTCGCCCTGCGGCACAACGAGAATCGCCAACTGCGCGCCGGTCTTGTTGAACACGTACGCGCCGAGCAGGCCGTCGTTGTACAGGTTGACGTTGATCGTCGCCGTCTGACCGGCCGGGATAGTCGCCACGCCGTTGTCAGGCGAGACGGCGCTCGTCGTGTCGCTGCTCGACGAGTAGTGCGGCGAAATGTTCGTCCAGTTGGCGATGTTGCCGAAACCGCGAGCCACCAGCGTGCCCGACGTCGGGTCGCCGAGGCGCACCTCGCAGCCGATCGTCAGCGGGTCGGTATCCAGTTCGACACCAAAGGCTTTCAGGTGCCCGGTGATATGCGGCGTCCACGCGAAGTCTTGCGCCTCGACCGTGTACTGCAGAATCGTCTGCCGCTGCGCCAGACCCGTGAACGCCGTAAACGCTTCCTCGGGGATCGAGTACAGCCGCGGGTGCTTGGCGGCGAAATCCGACGGCGCCCACTTCTGCTTGGCCTCCGACCACACCATCGTCTGCCCGTCCTCGGGGGCGTCGGTGTTGTCGTAGTCGGGGGCGTTGAGAATGTTCGTCGACGGCCCCACGGGGCCTTGCGGCGCCAGCAGGCGCAGGTGCAGGTGCGGCTGCAGATCCGTACCCGTACGGATCACTTCATCTTTCGTCTGCGGCGTGCGCTCGGCCATCGGGATGACCTCGCACGTGACCGTCAGTTGCGGCGTCGCGCCGGTCGGCCCCGCCGGGCCGGGTCGCACCTGCTGAAACTGCGCGCCGTCCCACACGTACACGACGGTGCCGATCCACCAGCCCTTGCCCTTATCGGCCGGGCCGAGGGCCTCACTGCCGCCCGCCATGTACTTGGTGAGATCCGCGGGCGAGTCGAGCGGCGGCCACTGCAGATCGACGATCGGGGCCGGGTCGCCCTTGTCGCCCTTCTGACCGACGAGCACCGGGGTTGTGATCACGGCCTCGCCGTCGACCATTTCCAGCGTCGCGGCCATGCCGCCGGGCGTATCGCTGTCGACGACAATGCCCATCCACGTTGCCGAGAGCAGCGTTTGGAACAGCGCGGTAGCGTCGCCCGTCATCAAGGCTTGCGCCATGTCTCCTCTATTCAGTTGTGTGTTGCTGACTCTGCGCGTTACCGCAGGTCAGGCCAGGAAACCGACCTGAGCCGGCGTTTTGCTGTCGGGCTCGTCGTCGAACTGAATCGACGTCTGCACATGCCAACCGAGACGCTCGTCGAGGTCGACGTCGTCGGGCTCGGGCTCCACTCGGGTGCCATCGCCGCCCAGGCGCCGGATGAACTCAGCGCGGGCCGCCGCGGACAGCCGCGGTATGTCCTCGATCGTCGCCCCGGCAAGCTCGTCGTCGATGCTGTTCGGGGCGTCAGGGCTGACCCATTCGACCGCGTCCTCGACCACGCCGGGCGTCGGCGGCAGGCGCCGCTTCTTGATGACGGCCCGGTCGGGGTCGACGACACAGCCAGCCCGCGCAAGGTGAAACGCGAGCACCGGCAGCATGTACCGCACGTCGTACACGCGGCCCTTGCTGTCGACGGGATACTGCAGGGCCTCGGCAATGTCGGCCATCGCCGTTGCGAGATCCGACTCGACCCATTCGGGCATCGGCGGCAACTGCGGCGGCTGGCTGTAGTCCTGCATCAGAACATATCCCCACTTCCCATGAGCATGCCGAGGGCCGACCACATTGCTGCGGCCGTGCGATGCACTGCGGCCATTGGATTTTCAGACTCGGCGTCGTCGCCGATCGACAGATCGAACGTCTTAGGCGTCGACACGTCGTACTTGAGTCGGACGGCCGACACCTGGTCGGTGTACAGAATGCCGTCGATCTCAAACAGGCACCGCGTAGCAAGGTCAAAGTCGGTATAGAGGTAAAGGCCGTTGCCGCCGTTACGAATCTGCACCTTGAACGCTTGATACGGGCGGGTTTTCCACCAGCCCTCGCGCAACGTCAGCGGACTGCTGAGCGTGTACGCCGAGCCCGAGCCTTGCTCGAAATGCTCCAAATATCCGTACGGCCCTTGACGATCCACGCGAACCGGGTCGGTGGCGCCCATGTAGGCGAGCAGAATATTGTCGGCCTGCGACTGGTAGAGCTCCTCCAAACCGGGGGTGCCTGGTACCTGCGCTGCAAACGGACCTTGTGAGATCAGCGCCGAAAGTTGGCTCAGCGCATACTTAATCATAAAGGTCTGCGTTTGGTTGACCCACCCAGGACTCTTGCCGCCCGTGTAGATCTTGCCTGCCTTCGCGCGGAACATCGCATGCTCCGACGAGATGATCGCCGACTGCTCGGTGTCCCGAAACGCAATGGTGGGCTTCGCAGGTGCAGCGCCGAGCAGCTTCGCAATCACCGGATCGGTGACGCCGTCGCCGTCCTCGTCGACCGGGTAAATCGTCTCCGTGACCAGGTTGTCGCCGGTGACCGCAGCAAGCTGCATAAACCCGTCCCAGGCCGTGCCGGTCCAGCCGGTGCGGTCTGAATTGTCCTCGACTGCAAGCACAATGCACGCGCGGCCAGGCCGTGCGGCCTTCTCGCCGATGATCGCCGCAAGCTCGGGGTGCGGGCTGTCCTCGTCCTCGGGCAGCCACATGTACGCCCTCAGATTGCAGCCTGAATCCTTGAGCATGCCGACCGTGACGTCGTGCCCGCTCGACCACCGCGACATGAGCACGCTCGTACGCGACTGATCGAAAACCGGGTTCACGAACTGCATTTGAACCGGCCAGTTCAGCGGGTTAAGGTTCAGCAGGTTGCTCGCCTCGCCCGTCCACGCGCCGGGATTCATCACGTTGGCAGGCAGCGCCAGCGCAGGCCAGTAGTTGCGTGCCAGGTTGATGAAACCCGTCGTTGCGATGATCGTTCGCGTGTTTCCAGGCAGCACCCAAGCGCGCAACGGCTGCACCTCGGGGGCGCTGAAAGGCGTTGCGGCGAGATAGATGTGCTTCCAATGCTCGCGGTTGTGCGAGCACTCAAACGTGACTTTCGTCAGGCCGTCCTCGCCACGCTTGACGCGAACATTCGTGATCTTCGCATTCCACCGCCACCGCCAGTTGCGGCGGTGAGGGTAGGGGTCGATCGTGATATGCAGATCCTCGTCTTTGCGAACCTCGTTCGGGTCGCGGAGGAACTGCACCAGCCAGTCGTCATGCTGCAGCACGATCTCGCCCGTGCCGGTGTCGTGCAGCATCTCCTCGGCGTTGACCGACTCCTCGTTAGCGACGGTGCCGATGTACTGCAATCGCTTGTCCCACAGCCGAATGAGCGGCTTCTCGCGCGCCTCCTCGTCGAGCAGCATCCGCTTGGCATCGAGGTACCGGAACGCCGAAATAGGCGCCCTGGTGGGATCTGGGACGCCGTCAGCGCCGATCGTCGGGGGCGTCCACAGCAGCGACGCCATTAAGACCACGCCCCGCGGAAGTATTGCGGCATGTACATGGTGACCGTGCCCTGCGGGTTGCTGTGCGTGACCTTGACGGCCGCGATCGTCTGCGGCGGCACCTTGCCGTCGAAACCGATACCGCCGGGAATGCGGCGCTGCGCAGGCAGCCGCGCGGCAAGCTGGTCGTGCAGCAGAATGTCGAGCAACTGCGAGTTGCGCAGATACTTGTAGAGCTGCGTGTCGACCGGGTCCGACTCAGTCGTGATCGTGCGCTTTGTCGGGTCGGTGTCCACCAACATGTACGAGCCATCGCTCGCGTAAAAGGTTGGCATGTCGATCATTCGGCCCGTGCCGTAGTCCTCGATCTGCACGTCGCCGTGCCCGGTGATGAGGTACTTCGGCCATGAGTCCCACGTGCCCGCGTTGCCGACGGCGATCGTGCCGTGCGCAATGCCGTGCTGGTCGACGTCGTCGAGCGTCGCCCGCCACAGTTTCGTCTTGGCGCGCTTGGCGAACATCGGCCACGGCGCCTCAAGGTTGAGCGGCAGCGTCACGCTGTTGTTGTCGAACGCGACCGGGTCCGTGCTGTACGTCGTCTTGCCCGCGGCCTTGAGCACCGGCAGCCACCGCCAGCCGTGCACGCGGGTGAAGCACCCGAGGAAACCGGGCACCTTCTCGCTCAGCGAGGCATTCCACGACGAGTGAATCATGCGGTACGAGAACGGGTTAGGCTCCTCGGGCCGCCACGGGTTCGCCGGGGGCTGCACCTGCACGCCCGCGTTGATCTTGCGCATTTTGTAGTCGACGCGCTGCGGCTTGCTGCCGATCGTGTACGCGCCCTCGCTGTACCGGATCTCGTAATCGAGGTCGTCGACGCCCTCAAGCTCGCGCGCCAGCACGATGCCCTCGCGCCCTTCGGCGCCGCCGCGCAACTGCCACAGCTTGTTGTTGCTTGGGTGCACGTACACCCACTTGGTTGCGACCGACCGCAGCCGCTCGCCGTTCGGCCCGAGGTCGTGCCAGTTCGACATGCGTCGCCACGACGGATGCGCCGGGTTCTCGGGCAGGTAAAGGTCGTTTCCGTATGCGTCCTGCGTGTACTTCGGCGGGTCGAGCCAGAAGTCGTCATGGATGCCCGTCGAAATGTCAGACACGCCAGCCCTCCATATTCAGTTGTGGGAGTTAGCTACGCCGACAAAGCGCCGCAGGTCAGGGACCAAAACGGACGCTTTGCCGGCGTTAGCTGTACTACTTGACCGCGGTCGTGCGGGTGCGCTGGTTCTGCTCGGCGTGCACGGTGTCGATCACCGCGCCGGGGTTCATGCCCACGTCGCCGTGAATGTTGATCGAGTTATCGACCTGCGCACCTTGCTGCCCTTGCGGCTGCTGCGCCACGTTCGGCACGAACGCCGACAGCGCGTCACCGGCCGACGGAAGCAAGCCACCGCCGGGCGTCATCGCCGGGTTGAGATCACCCGGTGCGAGTTTCGGGCTGCCGGGCTGCTCGTCGTCGCCCGCCTTGGGCAGAGCCGAGAACAGCCCGCCGAGGCCGACACTGTCGGCGACGCCGTCTGCAAACCCGCCGGGCTGCTGCGCGCCCTCCTGGTCGTCATCCTGTCCCTTACCGGACAACAGGCCGCCGAGGAAGTTCACACCAGCCATCGCCGACTTGACCGTCGGCCACTCAAGCGGATTGGAGAACAGCGACCCGTCGAGGCCGATCGACTCCAAGACACCAGACACGAACGTCTTACCAAAGTCCTGACCGTTCAGGCCCTTTCCGTCACTTGACGTATTGCCCTTCGTGGCCTTGCCCTTGGTTCGCAGTTCGGTGTCTTTGTTCTCGGCGTCGGTCGCCTTCTGGTGCGCCTTCGCCTGCGCGTCGATCGCGTCCTGCAGTTCGCGGTTCTTGACGTCGAGCGAGTGCTGAGCGTCCTCGACGCCCTTGCCCTTCGCCTTCGCCTCGTCGAGCCGCTGCTGCGCCTTGTCGCGTGCGTACGTCGCGTCGTCGACGCGCTGGTCGGCGTTCTTCGCCGTTGTGCGCGCAGAGTCGACACGGTTCGACGACGCAGACAGTTCGTCGGACGTCGCCGCCCGGTACGAACCACCAGACGATCCGGCCGAGGTGCTGGCGCCGACGCTCAGCGAGCCCGACGTCGAGCCGCTCTCGCCGTCCAGCCCGGTGAACCACTCGGGCGGCAGGTGCATGTGATTCGTAAACTGCGAATCCTCAGCACCCGCAGCGCCGCCGCCGAACTGACCGTTACCGCGGGCGCCGCCCATCTCAAAGTGCGTCCCGTCGGGCAGCGTCGCGGCCGTGTGACCGCCACCAGGCCCGCCGTTGTACCACCCGATGTTGAGCGATCCCGACGGCCCCAGACCAGACTTAAACCCGCGCTTCGCCAACTCGTCGCCCTCGGTCGCCGTGGCGAACCGAGATCCGAACGGGTCTTGCCCGGTCGCGTAGTTGGCGATCGCAGACACCGCACCAGAGCAGTCGCCCCAATCGACGCCGCCCCACTTGTACGGCTGACCCTCGACGCCACTTGCGAACTTCTCAAGATCCTGCGCCGACACCAGGCCGCCGCCCGCGTAACCCGGCAGCATGAGCTTGCCGCTGTTGAGCGCCTGCAGCAGCGGCAGGTACTTCGCCGTCGCGGCAGCGTTGACGATGAACTCGCCGTTAGCGACCCGCACCATCGCCGGGAATCCGAGGATCGAGTCGGACGTGCCGGTGCCAGGCCCGCGGATCTGACCGCCGTCTGCGTACCCAGGCAGCACGCTGCCGCCCGTAACGTAGCCGCCGGTATAGCCGCCGCCCAGACCGAGCGCATTCGCCACCTTGCCGCCCACACCCTTGAGTGCGTCGGTCACGGTGCCGATGCCGTTCACGATCTTGTCCCAGATCCCGCCGACCGCATTCCAAACCGTCGTGATGACGTCCTTCACAGCGTTGAACGCCGTAACGATGCCGTCCTTGAAAACGCCGACGCCCCTACCGATCCGGTCGAGCGCCCCGGTGAACAGATCCCAAACGAACTTGACGCCGTCCCACCAGGTAGTCACCGCCAGCTTGATGCCGTCGAACGCAGGCACCGCGACGTTGCGCCACAGCCACCCGATCTTGTCGCCGACCCAACCGATTGCCGTACCGACGGCGTCCCAAACGATCTTGGTCGTCGACCACCAAACGCCGATCACGCTCGCAATGCCGTTGAACGCAGGCACGACGACGTTCTGCCACAGCCAGCCGATCACATTGCCGAGGCCCTTCAACGCCTCGATTGCGACCTTAAACTCGATCTTGGCGACGGCCAGCCACAGCTTGCCGAGCCACTCGACCGCGGGCTGAATGAACGTCCACACGTTCTTGATCGCATTGCCGAGCGTCGAAAACACCTCGCGGGCAATGGTTCCGATCTTCTGCAGACCGGGCTGTATCGACTCCCACGCCTTGCCGAACGTGTCTTTGATCCACTGCCACGCCTTACCGGCGACGTCCTTAATGCCGGTCCACAACGTGTTCCAGATCTTGCGACCCGTCTCGGTTTTCGTGAAGAACGCCCACAGGGCCGCCGCGATACCGGCAATCGCCACGATGACAATGCCGATCGGGTTCGCGCTCATCGCCGCATTCCAAAGCCACTGCGCCGCAGTAACAACCTTGGTCGCCGCGGCCTGAGCACGCAGCGCGATAGCCGAGCCGAGCGACGTCGAGCGGTTCGCCGCCTGCGCCACCGTATTGACCTCAGTCGAGGCTGCGTTAGCGCCCTGTGCGACAGTCGCCGACGTCAGAGCGACGGTCAACTCCTCCATCGCCTTCGCCTGCCCACGGATCGCGGCAGTCTGCGCCAACATCACGGGGGTGTTGACGATCTTGAACGCGCCGTTCAACGCCGACACGATCGGCGAAACGGTCGACGCGAGCAGCTTCAACCCGCCGAATGCGAGCACCAGGCCGCCGATCGCGGGCACCGCCCACGACGCATTGTCGGCCACGAACTTGAGCGCCCCGGCGAGCAACTGCAGGGCAGGCGTCAGGATCGACGAAATAGTCTGCGGCCCAACCGCTGCGATTGCCTGACCGAATGCCGAGAACGACGAGCCGAACGATTGCAGGGGCGGGCCTGCCTGCTGCAGCGCCGGGCCGATCGTCTTAACCGACTCGGAGATCGACGCCAGCGCGTCGCTGCGGCCCTGCCCGCTGCGCAACGCCTGCACCCGGTCGACGAGGCGGCCCATAAAGTCGATGACCTTCTGCACGCCGCCGCCGTCGAGCCACGCAGTGAGCTTGTTCGCCATGTCCTGCGCCCACGGGCCGATGATCCCGGTCAGTTGCGCGGTGTACGGCTTGATCGCCTTCGTGATCTTGTCGAACGCGCCGGTAAACGCGATCGTGAGCGGCGAGACGGCCGAGAAGATCGGCCCCGCAAGCTCGGCGCCGAAACGCGAGTACGCCGCCTTGAGGTTCGACAACTGACCTCGGATACTGCCGCCCATCTTTTGCGCTGCGCCGCCGATGTTTTCGGCAATCACGCGCTGGAATGTCGCGGCGTCGACCTTGCCCTCAGAAACCATCTTCGACAGTTCCTCGCCGCTGACCTTGTACTCGTTCTGCAGCCAGGTGAAGATCGGCAGGCCGCGGTCGCTCAGCATGTTGAGATCGCCGGTAAACGCCTTACCCGAGGTCTGCACCTTGTTGAAGATCGAGCCCATGTCGGCCATCGAGGTGCCCGCGATTGCCGCGGTGTCGGCCACCTCCTTGAGGTAGCCCGTCAACTGTTCGCCGGGCTTGATACCGGCGGCCACCGCAGACGCAGCGGTGGTCGCTGCCTCGTCGAGGCCGAAAGCTGTTTGGTTCACCGCCGCTAGGGCGTTGTCCATGATGTTCTGCACCTGTTCGGTGCTGTTGCCGAGGCCCTGCAGCTTGAACTTGGCATCATCAATCGCCGTGAGGCGAGACAGGCCCGCGTGCAGCGCGCCAGCGATGCCGCCTGCCAGGATCGTGCCGCCGACAGCCGCGGTCACCTTGAGGCCCGACGCGATCATGCTGCCGACGTTGCGGCCCAACGATTCTGCGCCGTTCAGCATGTTGCGGCCGAGCGACGCGGACACGCCGTTACCGATGTTGGCAGACTGCAGCCCGGCGTTGACCTCGCTACCGGCGGCCTGCCCGGCAGAACGGGCGCCGTCGGCCCGCAGGAAACGGCCAATACCGCCCCCACGGGCCGACGAGTCGAGCCCGGCCTGCACGTCGGCGCCAGCCTTGCGGCCAGCCTCCGCGGCGCCCTTCGTGTCGAACTTGGGCGACACGACCATGTCGCGCTGCGCACCCTGCACCGCATCCTTGATCCCAGAGACGAGTTGCTTCGTCTCGGGCAGGACTGTGAGGTAATACGTTGCGCCCATTGATCAATCGCCCTTCTGCCCGTGTTTCTCGCGCCAACGCTGTTCGCGTTCGGCGCGCATCTTGAGAAAATTGCCGACGGTCGTCTTGGTCGCCGCGGTGGTACCGACCGATACCGTGCCGTCGGATTGCTTCTCTCGGGCCTCGTCGCCGGGCCGCGGGAATCGCTCGGGCGGGGCTTTCGGGTTCTTCTCTGCCGCCTCGGTTTTCGTCCAGTTGAGCCAGTTCTGACCGTCGATCAGATGCGCGAGCAGATAGTCGGTTGTCGTCCAGCCCTTTTCAAAGGCGTGGTACACAGCCGTGCCCGGTGGCGCTGCGAAAATGTAGGCGTACAGGTCATCCCACGAAAGCGTGCCGTCGTCGAACTCGCGGCCCGTGACGAGTAGGTCACGCCGAAAGGCGTCCTCTAGCTTCTCTACCGACCGGAACGCCGCGCAGACCTGCGCGATTTTCCCTCGATCAGCCCGCCGTCGCGGCCCCACGCCTCAACGAAGTCATCCCACGGCTTCTGCTGCAGGCTGTCGAGGATTTCGAGAGCGCGCTCGCTGGCGTGCATTTCGATCAGCGCGAAAGTGCGCTGCATGTCCGACAGGTGCGCGTGCTGGCGAATCCAGCCGGGCGGGGGCTTGCGCAGGCAACGCTTGACGGCGATCGTCGCGCCCTCGGGGAAGTCGGCGACGCCGTACTCGTCGTCGAACTCCTCGGCGTCGAACTTGCCGACGAACAACTGCGCGCCCTCGGGGTAGTCCTGCGCCCACTCGGCGGCGATGCTGGTCTGCTCGTCCTCGGGGGCCTCGACGGGCTCGACCTGGTCGACGTCAGCCTCGGTCATGTTCTCGCTCATGGTGATACAACCTCCTGGTGTGTTTCCTGGTGTGTTCCTGGTGTGGGTAGAAATGGGAAGCACCCCGCGCGCCCACCAGGATTAAGCGCGCGGGGTGCCGGTCAGGGGTGCCGCGGTGCGTCGTGGCCTCTCGGCCGACTCAAGTTGCGCCGCAGCGGATCTAGCGTCTGCTAGACGGCGATGACGCCGTCGTCGCTGTACTGGATGACGTGGTTGCCGTCGGTGCCCTTCAGCACCTTGAACGTCGGCTCAAAGGCCATCGGCTCGTTGTGCACCAGCTTGAGGTCAGCGAGGCCCGCCTTCTGCGCGATCTGCGCAACCTGACGAATCATCTTGTCCTCGTACACGGAATCGAGCACCAGGCTGCAACGCTTTGGCAGCTTGCTGTTGATCATCACCTTCATGCGGGCGCCGTGCTCGGCAGTCGCCGCCGCGGTGGACACGTTGCCGTCACCGAAAATCGCGGCGTTGACCTCGGGCGAGAGCACCTGAAACAGCGACATGCTGTACTGGATCGAGAACTTGTCGCGCAGTTCGCCGATCTCGTCGCCGCCCCACACCTCGATGGGCTTGGTCTGGTCGTCGAACTTGACCGTGACACCGGCAACCGAGATGAAACCCAGGTTCTTGAACAGCGGATCGAGCGGCTCGTCGACGTCGGTCGGCAGCGCCGTACCGAACGGGGCGTACCACAGGCCGCCGACGGTTTCCAGGTCCGACGGCGAGGCCGCGAACACCTTGGTGAAGTCGCCCCACGAAGCGGGCGGCGTCGGTTGAGTCACACTTGCTCCTAACTACAGCCCCGCAGGGCATGCGGAATAACCCCCGGCCGGGATTGACCGGGGGCTGTCTTGCCTGGTGTTTGCTGAAAATCGAGCGCACAGCGCGTCGCCGCAGGTCAGCGGTGGTGCTCGAGCTGCTCGCCGGCGTTAGCTCGGCTTGAGTCCGATCGTCCAGAACACGGCCGAATGCAGGCCGAACATGGGCACGTCGGGGTCGTCGTTGTCGGCCGGGCCGAACTCATGGGCCGCCGCGGTGATCCACACGGCCCCGCCGGGGTCGTCGTCGGTGGCGGGCACGACGATGCGCTTGTGCGTCGCGTGCAGCATCAGCCGGTGCAGCAGATCGGCGTTGCGCTCCAACCGCACGACGTCGGTATCGAACACCCTCAGCCGCAGCAGAAAGTGCCCGAGGAACACGTCGGAGTTGGTGCCCGGCCGCGACAGCAGCGCGTACGGCTGCGGCTCCCCCTCGGGCGGTTCGACGCCGACGGGCAGCGGGTTGTTGCGGGCCGCCAGTTCGTCGAGCAGGTACCGGCGGGCCGCTGAGATCGGCCCCACGGGCGGCAGCAGTATCGTCACGGCCGCGGCCCCAGCGCCGGGCCTTGCTCGGCCCGAATCGTCATCAGCGGGCTGCTCTTGATCTCCGCTCGGATCGCTTTCGGCGACTCGGCGTGAATCGTCGCGCGCACGCGATCGGTGCCGTGCTCGACGTTGACCTTGTACCCGCCGGGGTCGCCCGCCAGAGCGTCAGCCTTGCCCGCAAGCTCGCGGGCGAGCGCCTCGACGGCCGCCGTGACCTCGGGGCTGTTGCGGATCTTGTCGTGCTCGCCGTACGGCATGTCAAGCGGTTGGTACGGCATTTTGAACCACCCTCCGCAGTGTCACGATGTAGCCCGGCCGGAAACCGAACGGGCCGCCGTTGTAGTCCTCGACGTCGCCGTGAACGGTGAACGTCCAGCCGCGCCAGTCCTTTACGGTCGACCCGTGAGGCCAATCGCTATCCGGCGTCACCATGCTGTACTCGGTGATCTTGCGGTCACGTAGGGCCGCCGCGGTCGCGGTGTCGGTCTGCTTGGGGCGCAGGCTGGTCACGCGACGCTCGACCGTCCAAGGTCGCGTGATCGCCTGCCCTGCAGAGTTTTCGCCCGTTTTGACCGTCGCTGTGTGCTGCACCTTGAACGGGGTCGGGAACATCAGTAGTTCTCGCCGCCCATCGGTACCGACGTCATGCCGCTGCGGAACGGCCGCAGCCGGGCCTTGTGCGCGGCCGTGAGGTACGGCCCCGGCGAGCCCGAGCCCGGCGTGAACGTCACGCCGAAACCGTCAGCCGATAGCTGCTGCGTTTCCGGCAGGATCTCCGTCGGCCGCGACAGGCAGATCGCCACCATTGACGCCGTCACCCGTTTGATCGGGTCCGGTGTCGGGTCCGGTACCAGGCTCGGCCACAGATACCCCGTCACCAGGTCGCTCGCTTCCAGCAGCAGCGGCTCGACGCCCTCGGCCGTTGCCGTTTCCGCGAGATCCGTTCGCCCGAGTGCCTTTAGAGCGGCCTTTACCGCGTCCAGATCGGCCAGCATCGGTCACCCCTTCGCACTCGGTCCAGTTGGGATCACCCTCGACGAGGGCGGCCAGCAGCGTGCCGACAGGCGCACCGATGACCGCCCCCGTGTGGGCGTGTTGGAACAGACGCACGTACTACGGCGTGACGTCGGGGGTCACGACGCCGACCGGCGTCTTGTCCGCACCCTGCGGGGTCGCGCTGTTGCCCAGGACGTAGGCGTAGCGGGCCTTGAGGCGCAGAGCGACCATGTCGCGCTCGGCGAGGTTGATCTGGTTGTCGCCCGTGCCGAGCGTCGCCTGATCGAGGAACTTCACCTGAATGTCCTGACGCACGCCGATGCGCACGCGAGACGAGTCGGCGATGATCTCGACCGCGGCGGCCGGGTCCCATGCACCGTTCTTGTTGAAGAAGGTACGGAAACCGGCGAACGACTCGTCACGGAACACGGGGTTGCCGTTCGCGTCGCGCAGGTTGGCGACACGGAACTTGAGCGCCAGCGAGGAGATCAGCGTGTCGGGCGCCCACCCGGCGACGGCGATCTGCTCGGCGACCTTGTTCGTCGCGCCGACGATGTCCTTCTCGTTGGCGATGCCGTCGACAACGGCGATGGCCTGACCGGCAGCGGTCGCAGCGGGCAGCAGCGCGGGGCTGATCCAGCTTGCGGGCTTCTGCGTGCCGAACAGCACGGCCTGGTCGAGCTTCTTGCCGATCGCCTGACCGCCCAACTCGGCGACCTCGGTCAGCACCGCGACGGTTGCGTCGTCGATGATGTTTTCGTGCACCGGGATGATGACGGCGATTTCCTCGGCGACGAGGGTCCGGTCGGCCCAGGTGACCTTGCTCTGCGGCTTGACGCCCGCGGGGTCGGTCGCCGACTCGGTGACCCATCCGGCCTCGGGCAGGGTCGCCAGCACCGGCAGGTGCGTGGTCTTGGTGCCCATGTTGACGGTGGGGAATGCAGACAGCACGGTGCTGCCTTCCTTGGCCGCGGCGAGCAGCGTATCGGCGTACGCCTCCTCGATGAGGGTTGCGACCTCGGAACGTGAAATGTCGGCCATAGCCTGACTTCTCCTTATTCAGTTGTTGTTGTGATCAACCGCCGAGGTCGCCCCCGTCGGAAGTTGTTGCGGTTACTCGCCGCCGCGCATCTGTCGGAGACGCTTCGCGGCAAGCTCCTTCTTGTCGGTGGGATCGACGTCGGCGCCGCTGGCGCCAGACTTGAGGCCGCCGCCGCTGCCAGCCGGGTTGCGCTTGGGCGCAGGCTTTTCGGCGGGCTTGGGGGCGTTTTCGTCGCGCCACGCGAGCAGCGCGTCGGCTGACGCAGTCAGTTCTTCCTCGGTCTTGCCGGTCAGCGATGCGACGGGCACGACCTTGCCGGGACGGTTGGCGATCCGTTCGCGCAGCGATCCGAACTCTGCAGCCTCGGCGCGCTTTTCGGCGGCCTCGCGGGCCTCGCGCTCGCGCTGCAGTTCGGTCTTTTCGCCCTCGCGGATCTTGTCAAGCTCGCTCTTGGCGGTCTTGAGGTCGTCGTAATCGGCGAACTTGCTGGTGATTTCGTGCTTCTGCTTCGCCAGAAAGCTGTTCACCTGCTCCTGCGTGAACGTCTTCGGCGCCTCGTCCTGCTTCGGCGCTTCGCCGCCCTCGGGACCGGCGTCGCCGCCGGTGACTGCGTCACTCATTCTTGCTGCCTCCGTAGAGTTTTGACCGACGAATCAACCCGGCCGAAACTGCCCGCGTCGTCGTTCGCAGGCATCCGCAGTCAGCGGTTCGGGCGCGGTAAAAGGGGTGAGCTACTCGCCGTTATCGGCGGGGCCGTATAGATACGCCTGATAGGCAGGCGATCGGTTGAGCTTGTCGAGCAGCATCGTTTTGTAGCCGAGCATCCACATGCGGGCACGTATGCCGGTGCCCGCGTAGGGATTCCGGTCGCCTGGTGTCGCCGCGCGGCCTTCGTTGCGCGCGGCGATCCAAGCCTCTTGGTCGGGTGTCACTGCAGGTAGTCCTCGGTCATCGCGTTGCGCCACCTGCCTGTGCCGTCGAGTACCGACTGCCGGTACGCCATGAAAGTGAGTCGGCCGTTCTGGTCGAACCACTCGGCCATCTCGTCGGACATGTACTTGCGGGCGTCACGATCGGACATGTGCCACAACATCGTTGGGCTGACCTTGCCCTCAAACGCGCGTTTGATCATCACGCCGTTTGTGGCTTGCTCGGCCTTCCAGTACGCCTCGTCGACCAGCGAGTAATACGACTGCTTGAGCACCTTCGTAAACGTGTTGCCGCTGTGACCGTCGGCCTGCGCCTGCCGCATGAAGTTGCGTTTGCGTACGTCCTCGACCGACTGCCCGAAAGCCTCGGCCTCGGCTTCGTCCTCCGACCAGCCCTCGTCGACGAGTTGGCCCATGCGCTCCCACTTGGCCTGCGTGTCAGCCTCTTTGGCTGCCTCACGCTCGGCACGGGCCGCCGCGCGCTTAGCCTTGGCTGCCTCGTTACGCGCAGCCGCGGCCTTGAGTCGCTTCTCGGCCCGATCCATCTCGTCGGCCAGCCGGTCGATCGCGTCGGCGTCGTCGGCCTCGATCGCCGCGTTAAACTCGGCCTCGATCTCGTCGAGGGTCCGTTGCGGCTTGCGGGTTGTCTTGGGCTTCTCGGGCGCCGGGGGCTCGCCGAACGGCTCCGCGAGGGCGCCGTCGAGATCCTCCAACTGTGCGGGCGTCGGCCCGGCCTCGATCGCCTTGCGCTCGGGCACCCGCGGCAGCGCCGGGGGCTCGATCGGTGCGGGTAGCTCCTTGAGCGGGGCCGCCGCCTCGATCGCCGGTACCTCGTCAGCGCCGCCGACGGCCCGCTGCGGGGCTGCCTCGATCGCCTTCGGCCCGGCCTCGATCGCCTTCGGTGCGTCGATCCGCTCGGACGGCACGAATACCGGCGGGCGGGCATCCTCGGCGACACGCTCAGCGCGGCGCCAGTCGGCGACCGACTCGACGAGACGCTGCACGGCACGCGCTACGGCCGCCGCGTCGTCTCCTGCCTGCTCGACGTCGCCGACGGCGTCTCGGACGGCCTGCGCCATCTTCTGCGCGTCGGCGATCGGCTTCTGCAGCACCGCGGGTAGCTCGGTGACGCCCTGCACGATCCCCTGCGCCGCCTCGACGACACCGCGGCCCTGCTCGACGAGCGCCAGGCCGTCAGCTTGGATCTGCGTCGCCGTGTCGACCGCCGCGGCGATCTGCTCGGCGAGGTCGTCGACGCTGCGCACGCTCTTGACGTTCTGCGCGGTGTCGCGCACCGCCTTGCCGGTGTCGGTCAGCAGTGTGCGCACACCGAGGGCGACGGCCGCCGCGTCGTCGAGCACGCCGCCGACCTCGTCGGCAATCTGCTTGACGCCGTGCGCAATATCGACCGCATGGTCGACTGTCTGCGTGGCGAGGTTCGTCACCTGCACGGCGCCGCTGGTGACCTGTGAGGCCGTCTGCAGCGCCTTGTCGGTCGCGTCGACAACGAGCTTGAGGTCGCGCACCACGGGCACGGCGCCGCCGATCAGACGGTCGGCCACGTCGGTGTACTGCTTGACCTGACCCGAGATCTCGGCGGCCCTGCTGGCGATCTCGTCGGCGCGCGTTGCGAACTGGTGCGCCTGCTGCACACGATCGCGCACCGGCTGCACGGCTGCCTCTGCCCGCTGCGCAGTCTTGTCGGTGAGGTGCTGCACGTCTTGCACACGTGCGCGCACAGCCTCGGCCGGGGCCTGCGCATCGGCCGCCACGGGCTCGCGCTCGCGGGCCGTCGCCGTACGTGGTCGGCCGGGGCCTCGCTTGGCCTTACCGAGACGCTCGTCGGCGCGCTGCTCCATGCGCCGGGCGATCGTCCACTCGGGCAGCAGCACGCCGTCGCTGTCGCGTGAAACGGCGTTGTAGTCGTCGAGCCAGTCGTGCACGTAGCCGGGCGGCGTGTAGCTGCCGCTGCGCACTGGCACCGCGATGCACTTGCAGTGATCGTGACCGCGGGCGAGGTCGAACGTGTGCGCGTTGCGCTCGGCCGACGCCTTGCTGTGGTACAGCCCCGGTGCGCCCTTCTCCTCGATCGTGAGGGCGCGCGTGGCGAGCATCCGGCAGAAACCGCAGGCGTTGCCCGAGGCGTACCGCGTCCACTTGACCTGCTCGCGGCCTGCGTTGTCGAGCACCGTTTTACGGGACTGCGAGAACACACTGCGCGTCGCCGAGCCCCTCAGCGCGAGCGCCGGGTCGCGCTGCACCAGCGCCCAGCGGCCCGACGTGGCAAGCTGCTTGCTCGCAGGCAGCGCCGCGGGCTCGGGCACGAAATTAGCTGGCAGCGTGGCGATTTCGCCCCTGACCCGCACAGATGGCACTTTTGCCGGCGTTTGCTCGGCGTACCACTGCGCGGTCAGTTCACCCGAGGCGTTGAGAAACGGGTCGATCAGTGACGGGTATGCGTCGGTGATGAACCGCAGCCCCTCGGCTTTCGTCAGGCCGCTGAGGCGGGGCACCAGCTTGTCGACGGCGCCCCCGACCTCACTGCTGAGGCGTGTCAGCGCCCCCTGAAACTGCGGTACCGCCTGCGGCCCCTCCGTCACCCTGCGTGCCTCCGCTCTTGTCGGCGCTCGCCTGCGCCTCGTCGAGAGACGGGGCGTCGGGCTCGGTTGGGGTTGGCAGGCTCAGCAGCTTGTCGACGAGCGACTGTGTGCCGCCGCCGCGCATGGCCTGCTTGATGGCTGCTATCTGCTGCTGCGTCATGCCGGGCACCAGGTACAGCAGGAACTCGATCGGCACGCCCGCGGTGGCGAGCTTGACGATTCCGTCGACAACCGTTGCGAACGAACGGGCCTCGGTGTCGCGCCAGATGACCTCGGCGCCTTCGTCGTCGGCCGTCTCGTCGTCGCTGCCGCCCATCGCGGCCGACAGCCGTAGCACCTGTTCCCACGACTCGCCGAAACTCTCGCGCTTGTTGGCGAGCTTCAACTGCATGTTGTGCTCGCACGCCGCGAGGGCGTCGGCCGATACGTTGGAAATGCTGGTGATCGTCGACGGGTTGATCTGCGCTTCCATCGCAACGTGCTGCATCATCTCGTTGAGCACGTCGTTATAGGGCTGCAGCGAGGCCGCCGGGAACGCCTGCGCCTTGACCTCGGGATCGTCAAATGTCCAGACGCGCAACGCAGATGCCTTGAGCACCTCGCTCTTGCTGCCCGACCATCCGGTGATCACCCGCTGCGGGTTGGCGCCGAACCTCGACACGACCAGCCGGTCAAAGTTCACGTAGTTGATCGCCTGCTGCATGCCGATCAGCGGCTCGATCTCGCCCACGATCATGTCGTCGGCGTCGCGGTCGTTGATGAACCGCACGACCGGGCAAACCGGCTTGCCGTTGAACGTCGCGTGATGCGGTATGACGTCCTCGACCTCGCGCACGCTGATCGGCTTGCTCGCCGACTCGCCGTCGCCCTTGTCGATGACCGGCACCTCGCCGAGATCCAACTCGTACATGTACAAGTCGTCGTACAGCACGGCGCGACGGTGAGGCTTCGCGTTCTTGGTGGCGACCCACGTCTCAAGCGCGAACTGCGGCCAGGCGTCGAGCACCGGGTCGTCGTACACCGCGAGCAACTGCCGCGGCGACCGTGTGCGCCACTCGGGGCCGTCAGGCCCAGGCGTCACGGTGACGTACGCGCAGCCGTATTGCACTGCGGGACGGTGCACCTCGGCCTGCCGCGCGTCCATGCGGTTGCGCTGCCAGTCCTGCCACCCGGCGCTGTTCGTCTGCGCCGACAGATCGCGGTACCCGGTCACGCTGAGGTTCTGTGCGAACGAATCGCGCACCAGCCGCAGCACGTTCTTGACCGACAGCGCCGCAATGTCTTTCACCTCATCCGAGGCGCCCTCGGGCAGCTTCGGACGGCCGCGCCGACCCTTGGTGTACTCGTAGATCCGGTCCAGTTGGCTGCGCTCCGTCAACTGCAGCAGCCACATTTCCTGCACCAGCTTGACGATCTGCGCGTCGGTCAGACGGCCCTCGTACTCGACGTCGTCGTCGTCGTGATCGCCGTCGCCCTGCGCGGTCGGCTCGATGAACTGCGGTAGCACGCGGCCCCCTTTACACGAATGTGGCGCCGCCACTTCGCCGTTGCGGCGCGTCGAGGGCGCCGACCAGTGCCAGCGTCACAGCGACGAGCGGATGAATGACTGACGTTGGGTCGCGCCGATCCCAGCCCCACCCGCCTGCGTCGCGGATAGGCCGCTTACGGGCGCCCTTGAGTGCTTCGGTGACGTCGACCTGGTCGCCGTGCGACAGCGTGCCGTTGTCTGCGCTGGACTCGACGAGCCCGCAGCCCTTCGCCATCATCGCCGCGGTGCCGGTGATCACTTTCACCCTGCGCCGCTTCAACTCTGGAATGAGGGCCGCCGCGGGAGACGCCGAGTCGATCACCACAGGGATGCGGCGACCGGCGCGCTCGACGATCCAATCGACGGCCGCCGCGGTGTCGGTGCCCGCCCAGACCTGCTCAACGTGCCGCTGGTCGTCGTCCATGAGCCAGCAGGCGCCGATCGAGATAGCCCGGCCGTGCGACATGTCGACGCCGAGCGCGTTCGGCTTAGCGCCGGGCTCGGGGCCGAGCGGGTCGGCAAGCTCACGCCACAGCGCAGCCTTGATCACCTGCGAGTGCACAGCGACCTTGTCCCAGATGCCCATTGCCTCGCGGCGAAAGCTGTCCCATGACAACGCCTTACGCATACGCAGGATCGAGCGCAGCGAGGTGCGGTGCGGGTAGCTCGGGTTCATCTTCGGGTACTGCGTGACGTCGTCGGGCTGCGCGTCCTCGTCGGCCGAGATCTCGATATACCCGACGTCGGTCGACTCGCCGTTGATCGCGTCCATGCGCAGGTTCGTGAACACCTCGCCGGGATCGTTCGGCTTCGGCGGCGTACCGGCGAGCAGGATCAGCGCGTTAGGCGAGGCGTTGGTCGCGGGAACCATGTCGTCCATCGCGTTCTCCGTGAGGATCTGCGCCTCATCGAAGATCAGCACGTCGACCTTGGCGAAACCGCGGCCGAAACCCTTCTCACGGGCGCCGAACAGGATGCGTGAACCGTTCGTGAAGTACACGGCCTCTTTGCCGTTGCCCGTGTGCACGTTCAAGATGTGCGGGGCGATCTCCTCACGCTTGGCGAGGCCCTGCATGCTGCGGAACGTCTCGCCCGCCGTGCGGGTACGGTGCGCAGTCCAGATCACCGTTGTGCCGGGGTTCATCTTGCACAGCGCAAACACCAGGGCGCCAAGGAAATACGTCTTGCCGGTCTGCCGCGGTATCGACATGCCGAACATGTCGGCCGCGTACAGGCCGTCGGGACGTTTGGCGCAGATCAGCTTTCCGAGATCGTCCTGCCACTGATCAAAGCCAAGGCCCATGTTGACCGTGACCTCATGCCGCACAGACGGCCAGGACGTCGAAACGATGCCCTCGGGCTTGATGACGTAACGCGCGACCTCGGAAAGGCGGGGGCTAGACGTCCTCGCCATCGAAAGCCTCATCGGCTGGTGCCTGCTTGGTGCCGCCACCTTGCTGCGCGCGCTGCAGGTCGATCACTTCAATTTCCTTGGAAATCTCCATGAGTCGGCGCGTCAGCGCAGCGAGATCACGCGGCGGCGTGTCCGCGTCAAACACGGCGTTCTCGACCCGTTCGTGCATCCGCATGAGCAAGTCGCGCCGGTCGAGCTTCTCGTCGTCAGCCATCAGCGGCCACCGCCCGCCAGGACCGGGCACACCTCGCCATGCGACTGCACGCGCTGCTCGACGTCGAGCACGGACACATCGACGTACGCGGCGCTGTCGCCGGGCTCGGCGTCAACGGCCGTCAGGCCAAGCGAGAGCACGATCGGCTCGCCGCAGGCCGGGCACGGCACCTCGACGGTGCTCGGTGCTTGCATGGTGGGCTCCTGGTGGTCTGGTCACAGCAAGCAGCCCCGCGCCGGGGAAGTACGCGGGGCTGCTGCTGCGTGAACTACGACGCCGAGGCGTCGGGGGGCGTGGTGTCGCCGTCAGCCGGGGCCGCCGCGGAGTTGGCGACGGTGACGAGGCCCTGCACGGCGCCCGTCAGGGCGGTGAAGTCGAGCGACTCGGGCTGCACGGTTCCGGCGTTGATCCGGTCGACGACCTTCGCGGTTGCGTCGGTGATCGCGGCCGTCAGCGCGTCGATGATGTTCTGATTCTGGGATGCCAAATTGCGCTCCAAACACTTGAGTTTGAACAGGACGGTGCAGTGCACCGCGGCGGCGTACACACACACGCCGACGGACAATGCGACGGCGTACGTCGCGGGATCGAGCGAGGCGTGCACGCGGCCCTCCGATCTGTGCACCGCGATGCGCAGGTGCGTTGCTGGATTGCGCAGATATGCGCGACGACGTGCAGCGATGCGATTTTGCCGGCGTTAGCTGCGCAGTCAGTCGCGCGGCGGTAGCACGAAACCGAGCGCCGACGTGTGCGGCGGGTCGACCGGCAGGTCGTCGTCGAGCGGCACCAGGTCGATGACCTCGACGCGCAGGATCTCGACGAGGCCGAGCAGCAGCACGCGCAGGATCATGCGCGTGGCGGCCAATTCCAGCGACCCTCGGTCGGGTCGTCGTTGACGGCGTGCCTGACGTTCTCAAGCGCGAGCGTTTCGCCGGTCGGGCCGTAGACGAACAGGTTCACAGTGCCGTCGGCGTGTACCGCGGTGACGAGGGCGGCCCGCGGCTGCTCCTCGTAGTGCGTCGTGAAGAACGGTTGATAGTGGACGATGCGCCCGACCGTCGGCGTCACAGACCCTCCTCGACGAACTCCCAGAACCGCTCGGCCGTCTCCTTGACGGTGGCCTGGTCGTCGGCGAAACCCGACTCATGCGTGCGAACGGCGAGGCCGAGCACGGCGATCTTGGCCTGAGCCAATTCGTAAGCGTCCAACGCGCTGACCTTTCGGTTTGGGAAAAAATGCCGGGGAGAGAAACCCGCCT